ATAATTCAAAGAAATTTCATTTTTTTCCTTTTCAACAAAATATTTTCTTATGATATGTATAATATCATTGTTTAATATTTTCTCAAGATAAACACTTGCATCTTTAAATCTTTGAAAATCATTATATTTATATCTTGGAAATACCATTATTTATTTTTGTAATATCAAGTGTCAGTTTTTTAACTTAATCTAAAATATATAGTACATATAAACAAAACAAACATAATATATTTTATATGCTAATAAATTTTGAAAGATTACCAATCAAAAATAAAATAAAAGGTGTTGTACACATTGGTGCACACGAATGCGAAGAAAGAAATGGATATATAAACTGTTTTGATATTAATGATTCGAATATTATATGGATAGATGCATTAAAACTCAAGGTTCAAAAGATGAAATCATTATACCCGGGTATAAGAATATTCAATGAATGCATTGCTGACAAAGATAATGAAGTTGTATCATTTATGATTACCAATAATTATGAATCAAGTTCAATATTAAATTTTAAGACACATAGTGTAGAACATCCACATGTTCAAGAAATTGATAGGATTAAATTATACACTAAGACAATGCAAACTTTTTACAAAGAAAACAATATTAACTCAAATGAATTCAATTTTTTGAATATTGATATTCAAGGAGCAGAATTAATGGCTTTGAAAGGAGCCGGTGATATTCTCAATGATATTGATTATATCTACACTGAAGTTAATGAAGCAGAACTTTATGATGGTTGTTGTTTAGTTCAAGACTTGGATAAATATCTAGCCCAATATAATTTCGAGAGGACTTTAACAAAAATGACAAGACATGGATGGGGTGATGCATTTTATATAAAAAAACAAATTTAAAAATCAATTAAGATATTACAACTCTTATGGACACAAACAATATTACAATATTGATAATGATCATTGAAATTTTGAATCAATATTGGACCTTTCGGGGATAAATATGAAAATTTACAAAAACCGTTTTGCTCTAAAAAGTTTATCACATCAATGAGTTTCACGCCATTATCCATAAATGTCCCACCATTAGATTATTTGAAATGAAATGATCTATGATTGTTATCGCATAACAAATAACAATAATTCATTTTATTATAAAAAAAATAAATTACAAATATCTACTTTTTACAACTTGTCTTTTTCCCACTTGTCTTTTTCCCACCACCTGCTATTGTAAATTTATTATGTGAGTTTTCAACCGCGAATTTGAGTTTTTCAAAGAATTCTTCTTCTGTCTCATATAGTGACATGTCTACTCTATTAAAACAAGTATGCGACACAGGATATCCATCTGTGTTATTCATTACTATTAATAGTTTATAGTTGGTTTCAGGTTTATAGAAATCAATCCCTGTCCAAAACTCTAACATTTTTTGAACAAATATTTTATGCTCTTCTTCTGTAAAACCCGTGTTTTTAATAAAATTTCAGATGTTAAATTTGGGTTTATTCTTGCGTTAGTTATAGGATTTATACTTCCATGATTGTCTATCCATTCTTGACATTCATCTAAAGTAATGTTTCTATATCTTCTTGATCTTGATACTACCATTTAACTTATTATTATATTTAATTTTTAGATTGTTAAAATTGAAACTGTTTAAGAAACTGATTCAAAAACCTTGTTTTTTTTCTGTGAACCATACCAGTTTTACAAAATCGATATATATACTTCATTCTGAAAACCAAAACACACTTTCGAGTAAAAAAAATTGCACGAGAAGACAGGAGAGAAGACACGAGAGCAATGGACGAGGATAATCCAAATCATCCAGGATCGGCAAGGGGGGCTACGCGAATTGACCTTACAGACATTGACGATGCTCTTGGAAATGTTAATGCAGTAGCTCCGCCAGTGTCTGATATTGTGCCAAGTGACGAATACATGGACGATGTGATGAGCATTACCAGCCAATCTCGTGGTGGTAGTGTTGTTGCTGATGCTCCCGAAGACGAAGAGGTAAGATGAACTCTTTCATTCATTTCGTATGTCAACATTCTGAACATTCTGAACATTCTGAACATTCTGAACAGGAACTCAAACAGCTTCTCAAGTTCTACGGGACCACTCGTCGTGTCATCAATGTCCTTTATGAACATATCATGAAGCACAACAGTTTCGTACAGCGCTGGCGTGGAAGGATGCAGCGCGCCGCGGCTCGTGAAGCAGAAGACAATGCGGCGCGTGCAGCTGGCTTGCCTGTTCGTAATCGCGTGTCACTCCGAGGCAATTTTGGCGATGTAGAATTTGCATGTTACGAGGAGTGGGTTATTGCCTTCAAGGCAAATGATAATCACAAAATGATGGACGCGATCAAACATGCAATGAATGATGAGTTTTCGAGACATCAGATTGCCGATTCTGGATTCTAATCCTGACAAGAATACTTATCAGTTGTTACCTGCTATTTGAAACTGATTAAAAGATGATTCTACTGCTTCTTTCAGTTTCATCCAAAATGTGTTTTCATTCTCGTATTTAGGTATATCCATTCTATTAAAACATGTATGTGATACTGGAAATCCAGATGTTCTATATGGTATAATATTTATTTTGTATTTTATTTCCGCTTTATAATAATCAATGCCTGTCCAAAACTGTAAAAGTTTTTTAATAAAATTTATATGAAAATCATATGACATAAATAAGTTTTGCCTGTTAAATAATATGTTTTTTATATATGTTCTGTAATTATCAAGATATTTGGTACGATCTTTTGCCTGATTTGTCATAAATATATTTATGTGTATATTATCATATAATTTGTTCAAAACTTCTATTGTTATTTCTTCATATGTCATCATTTTATCAATAATACTATGAGAAAGATTTCTATATTGAAGTACTTTCCTAAATTCATTATCAATGCCTTGTGAAAAATTATGATATATATAACCAACATCACTGATCTTATCAGTTTGACCTGTTTGATCAATACGTAAAATATTGTTTGTATTGACATGTTTTGCAAAATCTATAAAATATTGTTCAAGATTTTTAGATGTTATCAAATCACCTTCTTTTTTATCGAATTGTATTTTATATATATCATTATAATTCATATCAAGATATTCAATTGTTGATGGTTCTTCCTTCATCAAATTGATGATAGATTTCGACATATCTGGCATGTCATTCATAACATAAAAAATATGTTCATGATCTTTGATTTTATTTTGTTTAAATTTAAAACAATTTAATATATAACTTGATAAATGGTATGGTAATTGAAACGAATTTTGTAAAAAGAAAGATAAAAGTTTTCCGATAAATTTGTAAAATGTATTATAAATCACACCATCGGTAATGTCTTTAAAAATTCCTTCTGATGATTTTTCGCCAACCTTTTTAAAATATTCGATATGTTTTTTTTCAAATTGAAACTCTGGGTTGAAACAATATTTTACAGAATCTTCATTTTGTTTAATAAAAACTTTGAAAGTGAATAATTCATGTGCAATATTACTCATAGTTTGATTTAAAATCCCACCAACGTCTGCACCTGGATCCCGAATAAGTCGATTATTTTTAAAAGTGTAACTTACAATCTTTGTGTTGTTCTTTGGCATATCAAGACAATTTGGATTAGAATAAAAGTGATGAAATAAAGAAAGTAAAGGATAATCGGAAACTATTGGAATGTTTATTTTTGGATCATACATTTCTGAACTCGAATTGTATTTTCTCAACATTTCTTGTATTTCTGCATTCGACATCATTGTGATTTGTTTTGTATGATTTTCGCAAACACGAATCATTTTATTTTGAAATTTCTTATATTTATTTTGAATACCAGCAACATTTTGAATACATGTGGTATCAATATCATTTACATTTTCAATATTTGCACTTGAAAATGATTTCTTTTCTATACTATCAATTTCTTTAATATTATCCTTAACAAAGTATTCTGGTATTCTGTATTTTGGATTAAATCTAAAAAGATATTTTTGATATTTCAAGAATCTTAATTGTGTTTGACATCTACTACATTTATTGTCTTTATCCAAAAGTCGTAGATTAATATTCTTGGTTTTGACTTCATTTCTAAGATCAGTTAAAATTTCAAATGATACCTTGGAAATATATTTGTTTTCAAGAAGATATTCAATATTTATTGGTGTAATACATAATACATCACTTTGTTGTAATAATCTATTATAAACCTCGGAATTTTCTTCCAATTTTTCCTTATTCATGGGATGTTTGAAATGTATTTTTTCATTTTTTTGCATCACACCATTGTTCCACCATTCATATAATTCCGTAATTTTGAATGAAATGTTTTTATTGATATATTTAACATCTTTAACATTTTTTTGAACATCCTTTTGTTTCTTTTGTAATTCCTGTTTAGTCTCAATATTTTGAACTCGAGGAGGAACATAAGGATTACCAGGTCTTGTGATTTTCAGTTGTGAACATCTATTTGAAATTAATACATTTGTTGAGGTTTTTGATGTTAAATTTGGATTTATACCTTTACCTGTAATTGGATTGACAGTGCCATTTGAATTAACCCATTCTTTACATTGGTCTAATGTTAAATTGTTTATTGCTTCCCGAATTGATGAATTTTGCATATCCTTTATTTAAAGAATATATGTTTTTTAAAAAAAATCAGAAACATTTACAAGTTCTTGTCCTGACGAAACCATGGCACATTCTGTTGTTAAAATGTTATCTATAAAATAGCTTTTTCGTTGATCTTGAGAAGGACTTTCACCAATTTCAATATTTGCACTTTCTGCTTGAAGATAAGCACATTGAATAACATCCTTATCTTTCAATCCTTTGATGAGAGGCATTGTCAATGAAAGATTGAAACACCCTGAAGGAATCGTAATTGTATAATTAACACATTCCAATGGATTATCTCCTTGAAAATGTACAGAAACTCGAAGCAATGCATATACCCATGAATTATGTTCGTATCCAAAACCATCGTTTTCTTCCATGTTCATTGCATCCGTAAGTCTTTGCCTGAATACTTCTCGTGGTTCCTCGTCTGGTGATTCAAATGTTTCTGGAATGTCACAGTAAAAGATTGTGTCCAGAATGAGACCATTGTTGAACTGCCAATTTTCGATTGAATTCAAGATTATTTGCTTCCTTTGTCTTGTAGAAGCAGCACTCCTTTCGTGTGGAGACATCAAAGGTCTTCCTCGACGACCGCTTGCGGCACCTTGACTGTTTGTATTACTTGCATCGCTTGTATTGGATATATTCAGATTTGCCATGTCTCGAAGAGGGGATAAGGTATTGGAGGGAAGCCACATATCCTTACAATTTCCACAGATGCAATGCCCGCATGGGACAAGAGCGAATACATTTGTTACTTCTTCTGTCAGACAAATTGGGCACTTGAATGTGTCTGGATAGAGGCGGAGGAAATCTGCTGGAACTTTGCGACATGTTGGACATCCTCTTTCACTTTCTGAAGGAGAAAAAAATGAAGAATCACCTGACCCCTGAGAAGCCTCTGAAAGTATCCCATCGCTATCGTCTGTTTCATCTCTTACAGGAGGAGATCGAGCTGCACGATGAGGATTTGTTCGACGCGAATCCATAATCTTGTACTTTTTTCACACGCGTTTACGATTTCAAATCAAATGAATTAAAACATTTTCATTTTTTGTTAATTATTCATAAATTAAATTGGATCATGCCAAAATGTTGTGTGGACATCGTCTTCGTTTAAAATCAGTTAATTCTTTTAATTTACCCATCCTATATTTTCAATTTAAACGCACTAAAAAATAATGAATATCTATATCTTGAAAAATGAATAAATAAAAAATTGACATAGAATATAATACAATTATTAAATAATGGCTCCTATTCTGATAAATATTCAAAAATTTAGATTTAGACAAAAAATGGCAATATTTGATTATGACTGGACACTTGTTAAGCCCAAAACAAATGGTACCTTTTCTAAAAACATAGACGATTGGATGTGGTTGACAAAAAAAGTTCCAGAAGTTCTTGTAAATTATTATGAAAAAGGTTATTGTATTGTTGTTATATCAAACCAAACAAAATCAACACAAATGAAAGTAAATCAAATAGAAAAAGCATTATCGTCATTATCAATACCATGTATGATAGCTGTGGCATACGAAGATGAATTTAAAAAACCCAAAAGAACAATATTTGAATTGATTATTGGAAATAAAAAAGTTGATATGAATAAATCTTTTTTCGTAGGAGATGCTCTTGGAAGAAAAGGTGATTGGTCTGATATTGATAAACTTTTTGCTGAAAATATTGGTTTGAAAAATATATTAGCTCCTGATGAAATATTTAATATAAATGAAGTTAAAAAACCCAATATCAAAGAAAGTAAAAACGCTGAAATTATAGTCATGGTTGGTTATCCTGGTAGTGGAAAATCAACAATATCAGAGTCATTTGATAATACGAAATACAAGATTGTAAGTGGTGATGAATATGTTACATCCAAGAAGATGATCGCTGTTGCAGAAAAACATGTTGAAAAAGGCTTTTCTGTAATATTTGATGCAACAAATCCGACAATTCAAAAACGGAAGGAATATATCGATTTTGCTAATAAACATTCTTTACCCACAAGATGTATAATATTAAGTACAGACATAACAGAGTCTATGTTTCGTAATAATGCACGACAAAAAGTTATTCCAAAAATTACATATTATGTTTTTAGAAAACGATATCAAGAACCTAGTATTGAAGAAGGATTTGTAGAAATTATAACTATTTAATTTTGTTTTTTGAAGAGTCTGGGACAGAAGAGAGGTGCTAAATGACTCAGTAAAATTTTATTTCAAACATCTCATGACCCGTTGATCAAATACCAGATATTCTCGTCATACTCTCCATCATTTCCATTATTTTCTGGATCATCTTCGTGTAAGAATTCTCCAATATCGTATTGTTCAAATGTTTCGTGTCCTGGTCGTACCAATCGTTCTATAAATATATGATGGTCATAATCCCCATCTTTGTCTTTTGTATTGCGTATTAACGCATCACAAGCCTGCCATATATCTAACCAATGCTTCCTAACAACAATAACTTCAGTGTGATATCCCCAAACGACACAATAATTACGAATTTTCATCGGTATATTATATGGATGTTTGTCGCTCATTCTTGTATAATCCTGCTCGACGAACAAAGACCAGTCTGTGACAAAACCATACTTCTCCTTGACGCGTCCATAATACTTGTACGACCATTTCCGCCATCTCTTTTTGTTGTCCTCTACGACCATTTTGCCAATAAGATCCAAACAGTCTCGCCCAAGGCTCAACAAATGCAATGGCTCTGTTTCCATCTCAATTGTAGAGTCGAGCATTGTAAAGAACGGTCGAATGTCTCTTTTCAAAGCTCTCTTTTGGATTGGTGATATATGAGGTGTCAAGAAATTGATGCCTTGCGACAAAGGCTTCACCTTGTACCGAAAAATTGCTGATTGGTAGTTGAAGGCTTTGATACAGTCTTTTATGAAACCTGAAGTTGAAGGTGGAAGACAACACATTCCTTGCCTATCATTGATCAATATCTGAGAAATCGGAAGAGTGGGTGTGCAGTAGTGAGCAATGTCCATTCTCTGAGCAATTGTCAAAGTGTGAATACCTTTCCATTTCAATTGTAAGTAAAGTTCGTACATCACAATCTCATGTTCCCTCATAGTCCTCTTGTTCCTCACCATTGCTGTCTCCAACCATATTTGACATCTCTGAACACATGTCATTATGTGTTTGTCTTGTGAGCTTTGGATCTCAAGTGGAAAACCCCCTGTGTGTTCTCCGTGACAGGTTAAGTTCTCGTGAAGAAGAAAAGATTTATCTTGATATTTTTGGTTTTTACCAGATCTGTTTTGATTTGAAAAGACCATGTGCAACCTGGAACTGACAAAAAAGCTAATACACATTGAAAAAGTTGTTTTTTCAAGAGTTATGTAAACAAAATTATCTCATTTGTTTAATAAATAACTTTATAGAATGTAAATAGATGAGTAAAAATTCAAGAAGAAAAAAAAGTTTAATTGAAGACAATGGATTTTATGAATTTGATGATAAGACTACAATTCGTGTTTTTGCAGATTTAGAAGGAATGATGCCAAAAGAAATCGCTAATTTGATAAAGAATGAAGATTTAATGAAAAAACAAGAAGTTATTGTATTTACAGGAGATTTGATCGATAGAGGACCAAAAAGTATTCAAAATTTAATCGATATGTATTCTTTAAAAACAAAAAATCCAAAAAATGTTATTTTAACATGTGGAAACAGGGATTTAAATAAAATTAGATGTTATAAAGAGTTCTGTGTTAAAGAAATACAGGAAATATTGGTTGACAAAAAAAATAAATCAAAAAATATTGAGGAAATATTTTCATTAGTTAAAAAAATACCAAAATGTACTTTTAAATACAAAGCAACAGAAATTCGCAATGACATAAATTTTCAAGGAATTGTAGACGAGAGATTTCGATCAGACTTTGACGAAATTTATTCTGATGATTTGCAAAAAAGAATTGATTTTATTTATAGATATACATTCAAGGCTCCTCATCAAATTAAATATTTTCGAAAGGAATATGGTAAAACATTCAGAATAAATCTTAACAAAAATGAAAATCTTTATAAATTTATCACGATGATGAATATGGTAATGGGAAGAATATACGACATAGGATCATTACCAAATTGTTTAAATAAATACAATGGTTTATATATAGAATATTTATTGTCTTGTCATATTATTGCAAAAATAACTATTGGTGGGAAAATGATATTTGCATCTCATTCAGGAATACCTTTTAAAAATAATGATTTCAAAATACCCAAATTATTGGGTAGAGAAATTAAGAATGATGATAAAATTGTGATTGATAATATTCCACGATTAAATAATGAATTGTGTTTATTTCTAAACAAGTTTAGAAAAGTTGATTCTCTTTATAAGGGATCAAATTTAAATGAATATAAAAGATTTATTGCTATGGCATCATCTGGTGGAATTCGTAAAATACCGATGAAAGTTGATTCAGAACTATCACCGATTGTAACAATACGATCTTTGAAAGATAAAGGACCTTTTATGTATCGCAACAAACCAATAAAAGTTGAAAGCAATCATACACATTATTATAATATTTTTGGCCATCAACCTTGTGGATTTTTACCAGGTGCTTCAAGAACTATAAATAAAAAAACAACATATCATATAGATTTAGATATATCAAGAGTAGAAAATCCACAGGGAATTGCAAATAATGAATCATATGTTTACCTCGAAATCACAAAATTTTCAGATAAATTATTTGGAAAAACAAGCGTTATCATTGATAAAGAACATCAATCAAGAGAAATATACAATATAACAAAAATTGAAGAAAATCAAATAAAAAATATAAATAAATTCAAAATAAATCAAAACATTAATATTCTTCAATATCAAATTGATTTGGATAAATATATTGATAATTTTCAAAAGGTCACATATAACATTGCTCAAAATGGTGAAAAAACAAATAATGTTCTAGTTCCATTATATTCGGTAGATGGTGTCAATTATTATGGGATGTGTAGTCATAATTGGCATTTATTAAAATATACAACAAAAAGATTTGTAAATAACAAAAGAAAATCGCGAGAATATTTTGATCAGGATTTTTGAAATTTAACATTCAGACTTGTCAATTCTTTTTTTATATTGTACAAATCTCTTTACGAAAAACACCAAATATGAAAATGAATGATACAATATTACATATCCAACACCACATAGACCCCCAAGTATGAGTATCTTTATAAAGAATGATCGATGCAATTAGAAATATTGTTATAATTATTAACAATGAATACTTTTTATCAATTATCCATCTTGATGATAGGAAAGCATACCATATTAACCATATAAATACATTTATATTTAACCATTTCCAAGACAAATGTCCATTTTCTCCCGGTACCGATGAAAATTCTATAGTATTTAATGGTATTATATATGTATATAGTATTATAACAAACATAACATATGCTACTAATATATATGGTATCCATTCTGGTCTTGATTTTATCAGTATAATATTAAATACTGGTTGAGATAATATAACTAAAAATGCTATTTGAGATAATAACCTGTTTGAAAATACTCTATCAACTGTATAATAATTATTGAATGATAAAACATGCTATCAAGTATATCAGTATAACCATTAAAATATGAGAATAAAATTGCAAATAAACCAAATATATGTATTTAATGATACAGAAGCGTTCCAGCACATAATTCAATTTACTCTTATATAATAAAAAAATCATTTTATATTGAAAGTAAGAAAAAACATCATTTTTGAAGAGTCATGGAAACACCATGGGGGGAGAGAGGGTCTAAAAAACGCAGTAAATTTATTTTTCTGATGCAGTTTTTACATTTAAAGAATAAATATGTACACCAAATATAGTAATGACGCAAAATGACGCAGAAAAAACGCATAAATGTGCGTTTTGTATATATAGTACAAACCGTCGTTTTGATTTGAAAAGACACCATAATGCTAAACACAAATATAAATTATTTGAAAATAATGAACTTTCCAAAACAGTACAAAATGTTATCCCAAACGGACAAAATGTTATCCCAAACGGACAAAATGTTATCCCAAATGGACAAAATGTTATCCCAAACGGACAAAATGTTATCCCTTGTATTTTATCTTGTTCAAAATGTAATAAAGTATACAAAACACCAAAACATTTACATAATCATGAGAAAGTTTGTAATAAAGTTGATAGTCTTACTTGTCCTAGATGTATGATTTCTTTTACAAATAGACATAATAAAAATAGGCATATCAAAGCAGACAAATGCAAGGCAAGAAGTATAATTCATGCTCGAACACCAAATATTCAGAATATAACAAATAACAACACAACCAATAATATTCAAAATGCTGAAACAATTCAAAATATAAACAATGATAATCGGATTATTATAAACAACTTTGGATCTGAAAGAATAGATCATATTTCTGATGAAGATATTATGAAAATATTACAATCTGGTACAAACACTATTCCATTGTATATCAAGAAGAAGCATTTTGATAAAAACTTTCCAGAAAATAATAATATTAAATATTCAAATGATAACAAATGTCAAGTATTGGAAGACAATTATTGGCAAGAGAAAGATATAGGACTGTTTTCTACCAATCTTATGAAAGACAATACCGAAGTGCTTCTAATGTATTGTGACAATAATGAAATACAATTGTTAAATGAAATAAAAGACATTGAAAAGTATGAACATATACGAAATAAGTTGTTTATTGTCTATAATAAATCTGATAATCAAAAGTATAATGCTGTTCTAACAAAGATAAAGGAGTTAATAAAAAGTTCAGAATTCGAAAACTAAGAAAAAAGTCTTTTTATGTCTTTTACTTCAAAACTGCAGAAGTATCATCAAATAAAAAGAACACATTGCTTCGAGTTTCTGTACATTTTGAAGGAGACAATCCATGAGAATTGAGAATAATACAATTACCAATAATTACGACAGTCTCATAAATTGAACAAATACCTACTCTTACAGAGCGTATAGACTATTTTGCCAAAAAGTATCAAAATAGACCATGTTATTACTATAGGAGAAGAACTTGTTGACCCGTCTTTTTAGAATAGACTGTATTGTCTCACGAACGCGATGGTCTTGTTTACATATAAATTAAATAGGTCATTGATACACCTTCAAAAAGATGTCAAGATATTTTCAAATTTAGGTAAAATAAATAAAAATAAGTAAAAACTGATTGGACCATACACTAAAAACGCAATACAAGCAAAAGGATGCCGCGTAAATGTATCGTTTGCAAACAAAAAGGACCATGCTTTGGAATGCCAAACGATAAAGTTGCAAGTCACTGTGGAGGTTGTAAACTAGATGGCATGGTTGATATCAAGAGTCGTAAATGTATCGTTTGCAAACAAAAAAAACCATGCTTTGGAATGCCAAACGATAAAGTTGCAAGTCACTGTAGAGGTTGTAAAATCGATGGTATGATCGATATCAAGAATCGTAAATGTGACGTTTGCAAACAAAAACAACCAAACTTTGGAATGCCAAACGATAAAGTTGCAAGTCACTGTGGAGGTTGTAAAATCGATGGTATGATTGATATCAAGAATCCTAAATGTGACGTTTGTAAACAAAAAAGACCAAACTTTGGAATGCCAAACGATACAGTTGCAAGTCACTGTGGAGGTTGTAGAATCGATGGTATGGTTGATATCAAGCATCCTAAATGTGACGTTTGCAAACAAAAACAACCATACTTTGGAATGCCAAACGATAAAGTTGCAAGTCACTGTAGAGGTTGTAAACTCGATGGCATGATTGATATCAAGCATCCTAAATGTGACGTTTGCAAACAAAAAAGACCAATCTTTGGAATACCAAACGATAAAGTTGCAAGTCACTGTGGAGGTTGTAAACTCGATGGTATGGTTGATATCAAGAATCGCAAATGTATCGTTTGCAAACAAAAAGGACCATACTTTGGAATGCCAAACGATACAGTTGCCAGTCACTGTGGAGGTTGTAAACTAGATGGCATGATTGATATCAAGAGTCGTAAATGTATCGTTTGCAAACAAAAAATACCACACTTTGGAATGCCAAACGATAAAGTTGCAAGTCACTGTGGAGGTTGTAAACTCGATGGTATGGTTGATATCAAGAATCGCAAATGTGTCTTATGTAAAGATAAACATTTTTCTAATCCCAAGTATGAAGGATATTGTCTTTATTGTTTCTTACATACTTTCCCAGATAAACCAGTTGCAAGAAATTACAAGACAAAAGAAAAGTCAGTTGTTGATTATATAAAACAACAATTTCCATATCTCGATATAGTATGGGATAAAAGTATCAAAGATGGATGTTCGAAAAAAAGACCTGATTTAATGATAGATCTTGGTTATCAAGTAATTATCATAGAAATAGATGAAAATCAACATCAAAATTATGATTGCTCGTGTGAAAATAAACGAATAATGGAACTTTCACAAGACGTAGGACATCGTCCAATTATTTTCATAAGGTTCAACCCGGATGGTTATAAGAAAGACGGTAAAAAAATATCATCATGTTGGTCTAGGAATAAACTTGATATATTAACCATAAGTAAAGATAAAAAAGAAGAATGGGATACAAGATTAAAAAATCTAAAAGATACTGTTGATTACTGGATTTGCGAAGATAATAAAACAGATCGAACAGTAAATATGATAGGGTTATATTATGATACTTAAAACTTGATAATCCTTTCAACAGTAGAATTTGAAAACTTGGAAAAAACATCATTTTTCAAGAGTCATGGAAACGACATGGGGGGAGAGAGGGTCTAAAAAACGCAGTAAATTTATTTTTCTGATGCTATTCTTACATTTAAAGAATAAATATGTACACCAAATATAGTAATGACGCAAAATGACGCAGAAAAAACGCATAAATGTGCATTTTGTATATATAATACAAATCGTCGTTTTGATTTGAAAAGACACCATAATGCTAAACATAAAGACAAAATGTTTGAAAATAATGAACTTTCCAAAACAGTACAAAATGTTACCCCAAATGTACAAAATGTTACCCCAAATGTACAAAATGTTACCCCAAATGTACAAAATGTTACCTCGTGTCTTTTGTCTTGTTCAAAATGTAATAAAATTTATAAAACTGCAAGACATTTACATAATCATGAGAAAGTTTGTAATAAAGTTGATAGTCTTACTTGTCCTAGATGTATGATTTCTTTTTCAAATAGACATCATAAATCGAGACATATCAAAGCAGACAAATGCAAGGCAAGAAGTATCGTACATGCAAGAACACCAAATATCCAGAATATAACAAATAATAATACAACAAATAATATACAAAACAATATTATTATCAATAACTTTGGATCAGAAAGAATAGATCATATTTCACATGCAGAAATTATGAAAATATTACAATCTGGTACAAACACTATTCCATTGTATATCAAGAAGAAGCATTTTGATAAAAACTTTCCAGAAAATAATAATATCAAATATTCAAATGACAACAAGTGTCAAGTATTGGAAGACAATTCTTGGCAAGAAAAAGATATAGGACTACTGTCTACCAATCTTATGAAAGACAATACAGAAGTACTTCTTATGTTTTGCGACAACAATGAAATACAATTATTAAATGAAATAAAAGACATTGAAAAGTATGAACATATACGAAATAAATTGTTTATTGTCTATAACAAATCTGATAATCAAAGGTATAATGCTGTTCTGTCAAAAATAAAAGAATTGGTAAAGAGTTCGAATCTAGAGTTTGAAAACTAAGAAGAAAACATCATTTTTCAAGAGTCATGGAAACGCCATGGGGGGAGAGAGGTGATAAATTTATCATTTTATGGTCTAAAAAAGATATAAAAAGATAAATAAAAAAGTACCATATATGTAGTATATTGATAAAAATGCCATTTCCTTTCACTAAATGTCGTTTTTGTGATTATAAAACTGATGTAAAATGTAATCTAATAAGACATCAAAATGCTAAACATAAAGACATAATGTTTGAAAATGATGAACTTTCTAAAACTGTACAAAAGGTCAACCCAAATGGACAAAAGGTCAACCCAAATGAACAAAAAGTCAACCCAAATGAACAAAAAGTCAACCCAAATGAACAAAAAGTCAACCCAAATGAACAAAAAGTCAACCCAAATAATATACTCTGTAAAAAATGTAATAAAGTATACAAAACATTAAAACATTTATACAATCATGAAAAAGTTTGTAATAAAGTTGATAACTTGACATGTCCAAGATGTATGTTTTCCTTTACAACAAAACAGGCTAAATCAAGACATATCAAAGCTAACAAATGCAAAGCAAGAAGTATCGTACATGCACGAACGCCAAATATCCAGAATATAACAAATAATAATACAACAAATAATATACAAAACAATATTAACAATATTTTTATAAACAACTTTGGATCAGAAAGAATAGATCATATTTCACATGCAGAAATTATGAAAATGTTACAATCTGGAAACAATACTATTCCATTGTATATCAAAAAGAAGCATTTTGATAAAAACTTTCCAGAAAATAATAATATTAAATATTCAAACGACAATAAATGTCAAGTATTGGAAGACAATTGTTGGCAAGAAAAAGATATAGGACTTCTGTCTACCAATCTTATGAAAGACAACACAGAAGTTCTTTTAATGTATTGCGACAACAATGAAATACAATTGTTAAATGAAATAAAAGACATTGAAAAATATGAACATATACGAAATAAGTTGTTTATTGTCTATAACAAATCTGATAATCAAAAGTATAATGCTGTTCTGTCAAAAATAAAAGAATTAGTAAAGAATTCTATATCAGAATTTGAACTATTATAGGCATTTATGTGAATAAAACAAATAAAAAACACATTAATTTAATTTTTACTTACACCATATCATACCCCAATCTTGTTTTGGAATAGTTAATTCCAATAATTGTTTGACAGATAGGATATCAATAAATTTTTTATCATCTGGTCTGAATACATATTCGTCGTTATTTTGTATAAAAAATTGCTTGAATCCGAGTTCACATAAATAATCTAGACACTTAAATGAAATATCATTTGTTTCAGATGCCCATTCAAAACATAATAAATTAACTTTTTGAGTCAAAGATTTAATACAATCATATTCACCACCTTCCACATCTATTTTTATTAAATCGGGAATACCATAATTTTTAATAAGATCATCTAATTTAATTGTGCGACATTTGATTTGTGTATATGAAGTATTGTAAAATCTACTTTTTTTATCATTTAACCATTCTAAATTTAGTGTAGATAATGTAGAACTAGAAGCTTTGTAAAAAACAATATCATCATTGTTATTATCACATACTGCATAATTTAAACATATAATATTATGGTTTAAGCAATTATTTTCCAAAATTTTAAATGTATTTGGAACAGGTTCAATTGCTATAATTTTATTATTGTTTATATTACTTAAAGACCATTTCCCAATATTTGCACCAATATCAAAGTATAACATCTTTATATTATTATTTCATACAATAATCTTCATGGGTGTAAATTAGTATATTACTCTATATTATTTTTTGTAATCAAAAAATGTCATTCTATCATCATGTATAATATAAGGTGTGTCATTTGCTATGGGGTTTTGGTACAATAATAAGAATACTTTTTTTAAGAAATTATGTTCTTCGACAAGAGAATTTATTGTTTGATACCTAATATCATTTGTTTTCATTTTTTTTATTCTTTCTATGATTTGTTTAATTGTTTTATTTTCAATTTTATCAAAAAATTCAATTATTATTCCATATTCATCTTCAAAATTGCCATCTTCATCATTTTCGGCTTCTCGTTCATCCTTAGTCTTAGTTTCGTATGATTGTTCGTAATTATTTTGCTCAATTTCTGTTAAATCTGATAATATCAATATATATCCATCGTTTTTAATATAATAATCTTGATTGAATATGTTATAATGAAAATATCGCGATTTTGAATCATTATCGGTTTTATAATATGATATATCTGGAATGTCAAAATTTTTTTTTCTAATACCAAAGTGATGTAATGTTAAAATCAATATAAACATTTGCATTAACAGGTTTTTCAAATATTCTGTATTCATTTGATTTTGAATTAAGTCTTGTAATGTACCATCAGGAGTTTTGACAAAATATTTATTTGATGGTTGTGATTTATGATATAAATAGAAATGTTGAGTTTCATTTGTTTTGACTTTTTCAGATATTTTTTTTATAATTAAATTAGTTTCACGATTTTCATATGTTATATAAGTAGAGTCAAATAAAGTAGGTGATTTTGATTTATCATTAGTAACATTTTGCCGAGGTGATTGTCTAGTAGATGTTCTCGACGATGGTTTTACAGGTGATTTTCTAGTAGATGATGTTGTCGATGGTTTAGATTCATTAACAAATTTTTCTGTTTTTCCTGGCGATTTTCTCACAGATGATCTTGTTGATGGTTGAGCATTAACAGATTCTTTTAGTTTTCCAGTCGATGGTTTAGGTTTATCCTTAACAGATTGTGTTTTTCTATACATTATTCTACTTATTGAATCTATATTTGTTGATCATTATATTTCCATATTGTTTTGAACTGTTTAACAATATCATAGTTTTTGTGATGTATCAAATCAGAATAACCAGATGTTCTTTTAACTGGTTGAAAGTCAATATGAACTCTTTTATTAAATAAACAAATACAATAAAAGAAACCGAAATATGATCTATTTCGAAAAAAATGATTACATTTAAGAAACCAAGATCAGATTTGTCTCGTGTCGTCAACAAGAAAAATGATCGATTTCATTCACATCCCCAAGAATGCCGGGACATCAATTCAAGAGATTTGTGCACCCAATCTCGAAGGTTCTTTCATCACTTATCACGGTCACGGCACAGATCCCGGAACCCTTGATGGCGAACAACTTGTTATATTGCGCGATCCAAAAGACAGGTTCTGTTCAGCGGTCCGCTACTCTCTGGCGTTCATGAGAGACAATGAAGACGGTGATCCCGACAAATACCACGATTTTGAGACAAGGGACCTCGTTGATCCAAACAGCTGGATAGAGGTTCTTGTCGATATCAATCACAAGCAATACGATCTTGTTAGTAGAGAGATTCGGAATGTCAATCATAAGGTGGGAAACTTGCATCTCGAGGACAAGTGGACATATGCATCACAGCATATTTGGCTGAACAGGTGTCATTGCCCTCGCGTTGCACTTTTTCATGAACTCTCAGACGATATTCGCTACGTCTTTACATCGATGAATTGTCGTATTAATTATGACATCCCTCATGAAAATGCTGTTTTCAAGCCCAGAAATTTTGAATTATCCGATATTGCACATGAATATTTGGACAAAAAGTATCATGAAGATATTATGATCTTCAACAAATATAAAACAATGACGAAAGAAGCTAGACTCGGACATCATTGTGGTTGAAAAATAAATCCAAAAAACTGTGTTCAAAAGTTGAATCCATTGTGAGTTATAGTAAGTATAATACCAATATCTTTTGGTTCTAATTTTGTTCGTCGACTGTGTATTGTGACACTATATGAAACTCCCAAAATTCCAATTAAATATTGTTCAAGAATACCTTGAACAAGCCAGACAAATTTATCTGTCATTTTAATTGTATATTTTCGACTGGATCTTATTTCAAATCCAATTTCTTTTATTATTCTTTTCACACTTGAATGTGGTAAAATTGCACATTCGGTTTTTGTATATTTCTGAATTAATTTTGGTATATTAGTTCTTGGCTTTCTTCGCGTTTTTCTTTTTGTTTTTGATTCTAAATCTGACACATTGATAGATCTTTGACAATTACCTTTTATTCCAAAATTGTCTGATGTATAAAAAGATATGTGCATTGTTTTTAATGCCATTAAACCATCTTCATAAGTAATTATTTTTTTATTATTTTTCAATTGTATATTAAAAATCACAGTCAATATATTTTTTACAAAATCATATATCAACGATCTTACTTTGATGTATACATCCTTTGAAATATATTTCACACCAGCTTTATACAATATGCGTTTGATAGATGCATCTGTGAAAAATTTTTTACTAAAAGGCTCTTGAATAATATATTTATCACTATCATCTTTTATACTCAAGATATTTGGAGATCCAATTATATATCCCATAAAAGAATGCGATAGTTCTTCGTCATTTCTTACAGCTAAATAAATATGTTTTAAAAATAATGTCCCTTTTCTATTATCCTTTGCTGCATTACTACTATTTTCCAAAATTTCAGCTGCTATATATTCTATAATTGCTGCAAGATATATACAAGCACGATGACTTATAGTATTTCTTTTACCAATGAATTCTGATATAATATGCTTACATTTACTAGATTTAAACACCAAACCAATTGCACTATCTTTTATATTAGTATTTTTTTCATTAGTAGTTTCTATTTTGTTATATTTTTGGAGGATTTTGTCCCCATTTGATATTGCATGTTTTATGACTTCTCCACTTAATATAATATTTGTACCAAATTTTATATCTTTCCAAGAAATAACATTGGTTTCTGAGTACTGTGCAATTTTTATGGAAAGAAAAACAATTCTTCTTGCAAGGTCTATAATCATATTATTGATAAGTTTCAAAGAAGCATCTGATAATCTTATATCACTACCCAATTGCTTATGAACTACTCGAATATCTGTTATAAAATTTATTTGTTTCATTATGTTATAGTTCGGATTTTTATTCACAAAAAATTTATACACTTGTAACATTAAAAACCAAATTCTTTTTTCCATTTTGATTTCAGTTCATCGAGATAAGATTGATGACAGTTTGTACATTCTTTATCAACCATATGTTTACAAAGGATTTTATTGATATTATAAAAACTTCTTTCTTTATGTTTGAGTCTTAACCACATATCATAATCTTCAAATACTTTTATTTCATCGTCCCAGTTTATATAACATTTGCGAATAATTGCACTACAACTTATTATGGGGTTACAAATTACAAAATTTGTATTTTTTAAATCACCGATAGGTATATTAGGATATCCATTCGTAGTTCCAAAATATTCACATCTTGTTCCAACTACATCATATTGTTGTAATAATGGTACTTGATTTTCTAATTTTTCTGACATCCATATATCGCCTATATCAAGAATTGCAATATAGTCATATGTAGAATCTACAACCATATGATTCATTGTTTCTGATCTATACTGTGTATTATATACAATAACACGAATCTTGTATTGAAACCTATCATATTTATGTAAAATATCCATTGCTTTTTTTTCAGTATCTGAACCAATTTTATGACCATATATTCCAATAATTACTTCCCAATTATCATATGATTGTGTAATCACTGATTCTAATGATTCTTCTAAAAATTCAATATTATTATATAATGGTATTAACACAGAAATATTAGGGTTAAATGACATTATATCAAAAGTATTTAAGTGTATATATGTTTTTATGTTTAAATGGATAATTTTGATATAATATATTATATTAATCTTGATGATAGACCTGATAGAAATATTTATATACGAAATGAACTTATAAAAATGGATGTAGATATGTCAAAAGTAACACGCATTGCAGCTATTAAGAATGATCAATATGGTGGATTAGGATGTTCTGCATCTCATATTAAATGTCTTGAACATTTTGAATTGAGTGGTTTAAGAAATTGTTTGATTTTGGAAGACGACTTTGTTTTTAAGAATGGTAAAGATGAAACAAATGGTCAGATTTCTGATTTTTTTGAAAAGAATGTATCTTGGGATATTTTAATGTTATCTGGTATAGAACATCAAATTATTCCTTCAAAAATTCAAGGATTATATAAGGCTATTAGTGTTCAGACAGCATCGGGTTATGCTGTTAATAGAAATTTTTTACCAACATTAAAATCTAATTTTATTGAAGGATATCTACATTTTAAAGAAACTCTAGATTATAACAAATATGCGATAGATCAATATTGGAAAGTTCTTCAACCGTGTTCGAATTGGTATATTTTTGAGAAAAAATTAGGTTTTCAACGACAAGATTACAGTAGTATTGAAAAAAAAGTGACAAGTTATCCAGATAAATATGACTATATACTTCGAAATTACAATAGTAATACTTTTGTTTTAGGAGTTATTACATGTAAAACCAATTATCATGTTGCCGAACAACAATATATCAAGTATTTGAATAATATTGAAAAATATCCAATTACATATTTAAAAATTATAGGTGATGAGAATTTAGACACACAATGGTTATATAATGAAAAAGAAAATCTGTTGATTATAAAATGTGATGATGGATACTTAAATTTACCAAATAAAGTTTTTCAATTTATAAAAATAAGTAAAAGAATATTTAGACCTTTCTTAGGTATATTTAAGACAGACGATGATATAGATATAAATTTGAATAATTTATATAAATTGTTGACGAAATACAAGGATATTGATTATTTTGGAAACTATGCTGGATCAGCTGGATGTAAATCCAGTTATGTTATGAATAAAACAAATGTAACAGATAAATATCCTTTATTTGGTAAACATCTTATTCAGACAGAATTTGGACATTATTGTGCAGGTGGGGGATATTATTTAAGTCAAAAATCAATTGATACGATTATTCAAAATGAAGAGTTTTTCACTGAATTTCCGAAAAATGACTACGAAAAGTATTTATATAATAATGAGTATTTCAATGGTTTAAATATTTTTGAAGACAAAAGTATTGGCGTAATATTAACTCGAAACAATATTTTACCAAATCAACCATATTTTGATATTGATTTATATAAATCATGTGTAAGATGGAACTAAATTATGCATTTAAAATTCTTTTATATACTACATATATGAAATTACTTATAATTGGTCATGGGAGACACGGAAAAGATACTGTTTGTGAAATTCTCAAAAATAAATATAATTTGAATTATGAATCAAGTAGTAAAATTTGTGCAAAACTGTTTGTATATGATCAATTAAAAGATAAATATAATTACACAGATGAATTAGAATGTTTTAACGATAGACATAATCATAGGGAGGAATGGTATAATGCAATCGCTGATTATAATAAAGAAGACAAATCTCGTTTAGGAAGAGAAATATTTCATCAATATGATGTATACTGTGGTGTAAGAAATAAAGCTGAATTTATTGCAATGCACAAAAATAAAGTATTTGATTATGCAATTTGGGTTGATCGTTGTAATCACATTCCTCTCGAATCGAGCTCTAGCATGAATATAGAAAAATGGATGGCAGATTATATAATTGATAATAATGGAAATTTAACCGATCTTGAATTTAATACTTGTAGACTGATGGAAATGTTGTTGAAAAATAAAAAATTACATTTGTAATCTTTTATTTGTGTTTCTTTTAATTCTCATTGAGCCATTCCTCGATCATATCACCTGGAAGAATATCATTTTCACCAGGATATATCATTTTAATTTTGTAATTCATATCTATTTTTTTCATTATTGAATATATCATTTTTGCTTCTTCGAAAAGACATTGTGCAATAAATTTCGGAGGATTATTCTCATAACAGTCGAAATAATTCTCACATATGATCGCATTCATATCATCCAAATGAGAAGATGTAATACAGTTTGTCATATTATCTATTTCCATATTATATTTTGTTGCATTAATAGAATCATTTTTAACTTTTGAAGACGCAAATTCTCTTGTAAAATCGATGATTTTTTTGAAATTCATTTCATTTATTTTGTTTTCTTTTTCAACAAGATAAGACGTATTGTTCAAAACAATATCCATCATCTCCTTATTTGTCTGTGTGAGAAGGCTCAGAGACATAATATCATCATTGAGAATCTGACAAACTGTGGTAAGGCTATCGTAAGACATTTCTTGAATGTATTGAATCGGATTAGATCGATGGTATAAATATTAAAAAAATAATCATTTTTCTTTCATAATCGTAAAAATCTATATTTTTGTATCAAATTGCTTATTGATGTTTTGTATAATTTTATCAGATATTCTATCTTTATTTTTAAGTTTTTTGATTAAATCTTCAAAAAAAGTATCTTTTAAAGATGTTTCATTATTTATTCTCGACCAATGCATAGTTGAAATATGTTGTGATGAAATATACAAATCATCTTGTTGAAATTCATTACCTTTTGTATTGTAAAATGGAACTTCATTTTTATAACAATAGTTCAGAAATTCAGGTGAATCTAATATTTCTTGATTTATTTTATATTCATCTTTCATTTTGCGAATGATATCATAATATGCGAAATAATTATATTTCGGACACACGATTTGTCGTGAGTTCAAATCATAATTATTTGGAATATCATCTATAATTAAAAATCTATTTTTGAAAATATCTTCTTTATTCTTCTTATTTTTTAATACAGGATATTTTTTACTTAATACAGATATAACATCATCATAAATAAATGAAATTCTTTTTTGTTTTGACGAATATTCTCTTGTGAAATATGGTTTATTTATTTTTACACCAGAAGCCTTTATTATATTGTCTACTAATCCACGATTTGTCCAATCATGAGAAGAATTTGTATAAACAAAAACCTCTACATTTTTAAATTTCTTATCGCAAAAATCAATAAATGTTTTGAAATTTGGTCTGAGTAATCCGTTTTGTAATTCTGTAATAAAATTTATTTTATTGCTATCACATTCGATAGTAATATTTTTCTCCTTACATTTTTCAAAAGCAATATCTAATAACATTCTTTCATTTATGCAATGACCTATATTGCCAATTATAGCGTGATCAATATCAAATAATAAAATGAATGGAGTTTTTCGCATTTGATATCTAATAATCACACAGAAAATATTCAATATATTGCTTCATATGTCATTCTATAATTAAAATGTTTCCAATCAGTATGTTCTAACATAAATCTATTATATTTTGGTAAATTATCAAAATAATACCATTTTTTCTCTTTAGGATCCCAAAACGCTCCTGCTGTTTTGGCATACGATTTAAACGCATAAGGGACTTGTTCATTACTTAAATATTTTTTTTCTGGTTTTTGTAATGATATGTAATTTAATTTGTATATATTTCCAAGTGACATCGTTTCAGTGTAAAACATCATTTCTTTTTCCGAATCCCATTCTGCACCAAGTTTTTTTGCTTTTTCAATATCTTTTTTAGCTACTTCAAAGTATACTTTATATTTTTTCATTTTTTCATATCTATCCATAAAAGGTATTGCAATACATTTTGTTTTATCATGATTGAGTTGCTGATTAAGATTACAATCTTTTTCAGTTAATATGACTTTTTCTGGTTGAACTAATTTACATCTCCCAGTGTCATAATTACATTTGCGATATAATCCTTGATGATTTCTACCAAGTTTTTCACAGTCTTCTTTACATGGTTTCTTTATTTTTCTATTCATTTCTTCTTGTTGTGATTTATTAACAGGTTGTGGTGATTTCTTGACAGGTTGTGGTGATTTCTTGACAGGTTGTGGTGATTTTTTAACAGGTTGTGGTGATTTCTTAACAGGTTGTGGTGATTTTTTGACAGGCTGTGGCGATTTCTTAACAGGTTGTGGTGATTTTTTGACAGGCTGTGGCGATTTCTTAACAGGTTTTAACGAAAATTTTTTACATCTTCCTGTAGATTTATTACATTCTTGATCTTTTTTACACACAGATTTGCATTCTTTTTCCATATCTTTCTATTTCTTGAAAATAATTTTTTTAGAGTTTATATCCGTTAAATGTTTTTCATTTGCTTACAGCCGGGGTATATATTTGTATGACATGGTATCAATATAAATTCTATTGTTAGATTTTTATATATTTTACAAAACATTAATGTAATCTCCCCCATTTTTTGCCATTCTGCACAGAGGATCCATGTGGAGAAAATATCTGGATATAGAATCTTTTCAGATAATCTCAAGATTCAAGTACGCGATATACATACAGTGCAGTGCTGTATAAGGTTGTGAGATCAAGAATACAGTTGTCGACACGGTTTCATGTCGCTTGAACATGTTGAAACAAATGATGTAAAAAGCGACAGTGAAAACGAAGACATTGTGATACCTTCTGCAATCTTCCCAGATAGCGATTATATCGACCATGTCATGCGCACCACAAATCATACAATAGGAAGGTCTATCGATAACAATTTTCACGAAGATAAAAAGGTATGTGAATATCCCAATAATGTAAGAGATCTGTCTTTGCTCGTGAGATAAAGTTTCGTTCATTTTTCCACTAAAATAAAAGCCATAAAGGTTGCAGACACCATGTGTGATCAGTTTCAACTCTTTGTAGAGTATAGAAGAAGTCTGAAAGTCTGAACTCTCATCCACATTGGACATCTGTCCATAAGGACGAGGATGAGAGTGGACATAATGATACCTTCTACTGAAAAATTTGCTCGTTCATATTTTTTTGACAGGAATTCAATGATCTCCACAAGTTCTTTGGAACTTCACGACATATCATGGATATTCTTTATGAACACATCAAACAGAATCGTTTTGTTCAACGATGGACCGGCAGAATGATAAGATCTTCTCTACAAAATGAAAAAGACAAAAGAGCTCACGCATTGGGACTTTTTGTTCGCAATCGCACAATAATGCAAAATAAATTTGGAGATGTTGAATTTGCTTGTTATGAATCTTGGGTGATTGCTTACAAAAACAATGACAGACAAGGAATGATGAATGCCATAATACATGCGATGAACGACGAATTTTTGAGAACAAAAAGTTTATAAATTCAATATTTTTTGATAATAAAAATCAAAATGTGATAAAATATATATCAAATGATTAGAAAACTATGGATCGATATACATCAAAGTCTAGATCTAGATCTAGATCTAGTCAACAGTCAATTGTAGTCAAAATTCAAAAATTTATAGAAAAGATTCATGATAATAAACAGAAATTTAAAATAAATGGATTCAACCATAAAACATATTCTTATAATGAATATGAAATATTTGATTTAGAAAATGTTTTGAAAAATGTGAAAAAGAGTTCGTCAAAAAGTAATGATCGAACATCAATCCAATCTGAAATATTTGGAGGAGAAAAATCAATAAACTTGATAAAAAAAATGAGTCTATCACATATACATATATGGAAATCAAATCAGATCATAAATCCGATAACAAAAAATAAATTTGAAAATGTAAGTTTTTATGATACAACAACAGATTATTTTCAATTGTATTTCACTGCATTCAACTTATTATGGAAATCAAAATATACAAACTTGAAAACTCATTTAGTAAATATGAAAGATGATATCGAGTTTTTAAAACATAATTTACCAAATATACATTGTTATCACTTAGATGAAAATGCGAACGATCTTATATATGATTTTGATTATCTATTTTTTTATTCTTATCTTGAAACTTTAAAAAGAAACCGAATACATTTGTTTTCAATAAGAAAGAATTTACATGATTATTTGAAATATGTCGACATCTATATGATAATTATTAAAAATCCAAATTTATTCGTGAAAAAAAAAGAAAATAACAGAAAAAATGTTGAAATATATTTGAATAATATTATTCAAGAATTTTTGTTTGATTTTGCAAGATTCAATATGAATCAGATAAGATCAATTGCTATATGGAAAAATAATCCGAATGTTAATATTTTATATCAAATTCAAAGTAAATTACAAACATTAGATGATCTTTATCGTTTCAATGCCAATTTAACTATTTCTGGGAAAAATCTTAAAAGAATCATAAATATTATCAATAATACAATTATTGATATTTCAAAGAATTTACAAGTTAATATAGATTTTGCAATTAATTCATCATTCGATTTTTCAAGTTTTATTTTAAATACATCGACAGATTTAATAGATATTGCCAAATATAATATACATAATATTGAAATAAATAATGAATATTTGACAAATAAAGATTATGAATTAAATGCACCTATTGAACCAATACTTATTGTTCGAGAAAAACCTCAAATGTATCCAACAATTGAAATGATAACAGAAAAATATATGGGTTCTACAAATTCTCCAAATAAAACAGAATTATCCGAGATTCAAGACATTTTCAATGAAAAAAAACAGAGATGGGAATATTCAATGAAACAATATAATGAATATGAAAGTAAAAAAATTGAACATGAATTAAAAATGAAGGAATATTATCAGTCCAAATCAGTTTACGATGAAAAAAACAAAAAAACAAAAAATAAACAAATTTCTCCAATAAAATATGGTAAGGTTACACTGATTCCTCCACATAACAATATGACAAAGCAAGAATTAATAGAAGAATTTATAGGAAATACACCTGATAAATGTAAATTAGAAGAAGATGGATCATTACCATCTGTATTTAGTATAGATTCGACACCTTTACAAGATTATCCTCTCAGCAAACTCCAATTAGTTGTTAAAATACAGACAAAATATGAAATAGAAGAGGATGGGAAAACTGTTACCAAAATGAGAACCGATTGTGGAAATCCAATAGAATTATATAATTACATAGTTGATTATTATAACGAAGGAAAGGATCCTATTAATCCGTATACAAGAATGCCATTGACAAAAGATAACATAAATGCTATAATCGAATCTTTACCATTTGCATTAAACAAACCAAATATAAAAATACCAAAAAAAGTTTTTAAACAATATGATAATAATCTTGCTATAAGTTTTACTCTATATGATAATTTTTATATAGCTTTTTTATATCGTTCATTTGGTAATCTTGATATACCAATTTATAATATATGTTGTTTTCCATCTGATATAGGTGATGAAAATTCAATTGATAGAACTTCAACTGGAATGGCTTATATATTAGATAATCTTTTTACTGAAAGAAAATTGCTTCACACATATATGCCTCCTTTCGCAATTTTTCAAAATAATGGATATAGTGTTCTAAAAATATTGTTCGATTTGTTGAAATATAAGATACCTAGTGATTGGCCAGATAATGAACTTGAAAAAAATGAACTATTCAATGAATTATATCAAAATTTACTTTTGGTTTCTTAATTTCAACATGGTTTCTTAATTTCAACATGGTTTCTTAATTTCGCGAAGGGTCACACGCGTGTCTAACAAAATGGCTTTTGGTAACTCAATCAAGCAGATAACTAAAGTAGACAAGGACGTGAAGACAAACAGCAGTGAAGTTGATACAGTTGTCGCTATTACAATGTGTAACACCAATCTTGAAAGTGTAGAATGTAAGAAAAAAACAAGGGAAGTTCCAAAGAATGAAAGGAAAGGAAGAGGAGGAAGTGTCGACAAACGCTGTGTTCAGGATAAAGAAAAATCAGGTGATCAACAGTTTCGTGATATACATCTTGGTAACGACATTGATTCGGATGGAAAAGCTGCCATGACGATGAAAAACACATTGTTGTCAAAAAGGAAGAGACATGTGAAAGACAAGGAGTCTCCCAATCAGGTCAAGAAATATTGTGGAAGACAGGGAGGGAATCAGATAAAGCAACAAACAGTGATGAAAACAAGAGCTGTAATTCCTTCTCGCGTTGCGATCAATTATGATAATATTCTAACAATTGTGACTAAGCTTGCAAAGCATATGGCGAGGATCAACAAAACTCTGGACAAAATTGCTGAAAAGTTCGACATAACAAATGAAGGTAAAATTATTGTGCCAACATCATAAATTGTCAATACAATATCTGATATTTTGTGTGATATGCAGACATTTTGGAAGAGGAAATTCTTGATTCAGAAGACAATGAGTAATTTTAATTTGTTGAAAATTAAAAAAATATCTTTTATATATTAGAACGCGTTTATATGGATTTATTGAGAAATGTTGCTCAATATGAAGCAAATAAAAAAAAGAGAGATGCCAAAGTTTATCAATTTGTGAGAAAACAAAAACTTGGAAATGTTGAAAGAATAATATGGCAAAAACCCGTTGACAATAAAATGGTCGAATATGTTAAATATAATGGCAAATACATGCAATTAAAAAATTATGAAGCAATGATGAAACGAAAGGATCTTTACAAACAACAAGTAAACTTTCAAAAAATGTTATTGGCATCTCCTAAAAAACCCCAATCTCCTGAAAAACCCGAATCACCTGGTAAAGAATGTAAGAAAGATTGTAAAGCTATTGGTAAAGTTTGTAATAAAAAAACTGGAAGATGTAAAGCACCACCAAAAGAGCAAACTGGATTTAAACAATGTAAAAGACATTGTGAAGCTTTTGGGAAAGTTTGTAACAAATCTACGGGTAGATGTCACAAGGGATAATTAATCCATTTGTTAAATATCTATTATATATAGTTGAAAGTATTTTTATTTTTTTACAATTAATTTTTAAATCAAATAAATTATTGTACATTTCTCTTATCTGTATATTATTGACAACTGGTTTGAAAAAAACACTAAAACAAAAACAGTTTACTTCATCGTTTTGCAATTGTGAATATAAATCTACTACATTATTCCACAAACCTTCATCAAAATGTTCAAAATTTGTTTTTTTTACAGCATTTTCGTAAATATTTATTATTTCATTATATATTTCATTCCCATGATTGACAAATATTGCATTTTTTAAATCAAAAAGAATATCATTCTCACTTGATATATTAATAAGTTTATTCTTACAGGCTAAATCGATATCTATATCAGTATTATAATTACTCCTATAATCTTTTGAAGAACAAGAATTATCATTACTGTCACTATTCAATCCCATTTAATATAAATAATATAAAAAATATATTACAACTATGTCATCGACGGGATTCGAACCCGCGCGGACTTTGTCCAGAAAGTCTTGAGCTTTCCTCCTTAACCACTCGGACACAATGACATAATCGATTTATTTTTAAACAAAAAAAATTAATTTATAATAATTACTTTATAATACTTATATATCTTTAAATATTTTTAAATCTTTGAATAAAATAAAAATGTTTAAATATTGTAATTCTTTATATTTGAATTTAAAGATCTATGCTCATAACTTAATACATAAATCCGATTCTACTGATTATCCAAAAACTGAATTATTTGAAAAGGAAGAAATTTCATTAACTTCCGAAGAGATAAAACTTTTGCGTTTAAATACTTTATTATATATCAAACAATGTAAAAATACTTTTTTCAAATACACAAATACAGAAAAATTTAATTCAGAATTATATCAGTCATTTTTCAATGACGATAATTTCGATGGTGGTGATACTGGAATTGATGATGATGATAATATAAGAATATTTGATAAGTATATTTTAGATTATATTAAGAATAGAAATAACATAATTACATATCTTCAATGTAAAAATCAGGAAATAAATATTGTTTCAAAATTAACTGATTTGAAGGATTTTACACATTCAGATGTAAGAGACATTTTATTTGTTATTGATATGAGTGATAAAGATATTTTCAACTATTGTTTAGAATCGAAAAAAAATATTAAAGATTGTAATGTGATTAAAAATATTATTCTTAGTCTTATTTTCAAATTTAATGGCGAATTTATTAATATTAAATTAAATTCATCAAAATCAAGTCATTATCATCCTCATATTCTTCTCGAAAGTTCTCTTAATTGTTAATTAAAAAAAATTGATCAAATTATTTCTTTATCTTTATCAGAGTGATGAAAAGCATTAATGTTTATATTGATGGTGCTTGTTCAAATAATGGAAAACCAAATGCTTTAGCTGGTTATGGTGTATATTTTTCAGATAATGATCCTCGAAACGAATCAAAAAGAGTTCAAGGTAAACAAAGTAATAATACAGGAGAACTAACTGCTTTTATTAGAAGTCTTGAAATATTAGATTCAGAAATTAAAAAAAATACAACAATTCATTTATATACAGATTCTGAATATGTTGTTAAATGTGTAACATCTTATGGAAGTAAATTGAAAAGAAATAATTGGAAAACTGAAAAAAATCAAATACCTCCTAATGTTGAACTCATACAAAAGGCTTTCAATTTATTTCAAAATAGTAAATCAGTTAAGTTACATCATATAGAAGCCCATACTGGTAAAGAAGATATACATTCTTTAGGAAATGCTCAAGCAGATAGATTAGCTTGTTTATCAATTGGTAAAGTAAATCAAAATAATGATCAACGACAAACTGAATCAAAAAATGTTATTAAATTAGATTGGATATCATATAATAATAAAAATTATGCCAAGGAATTGGGTGCAAAATGGAATGTAAAAGAAAAATATTGGTTTGTTGATAGCACAATCAGTAATGAAAATTTACAAAAACTTCACGAACTAAAACAGCATCTAATTGAAAATAAAACAATTGAAGGTACAAAGAAATATATTAAGATAAGTTTTGCTCAAAAAAATAAAGCTAAATCTCTTGGTGCAAAATGGGATCCTTCTGTTAAATCTTGGTATTATTTAGATTCAGATATATCTTCCGAAAAGAAAAAAGAGCTTTTAAATTTAACTTCATAAAAGATCTTATTTCATTTTCTTTTTTATCATTTAAATTTTCTTTTTTTCAATGATTTTACGAATTTCTACAGATTCTGGAAGATTTGATTTGGCTATTTTTTTCACAAGCATATTTGCAATTGCTTCCAATCTTGCCATTCTTTCTTTGATGTAATTATTCTCTTCCAATAATGTAATATTACTTTCCTCTAATTCCTCCAAAATGTCTTCTTCCCTTTTCCTTTTTCTATTTTCACTTGACATATCTATTTTGAATATTTTGTTATTATGATGAAATGTTGTATAGTCAGAATTATTCGAAGTAAATACTTCTTTTACCTCAATGAATTTGGTATCTTCGTATGCAAATATCTTCATTTGATAAGATTTTTATCATAATTAAATCATTTTTTCTAAAAATTATCAAAAATATATATAAAATGTTATGAAATCAGTCGTTTTTCTAAAAAATTGATTATTATATATGTTTTATTTTTTAACTTAATTATGGAAGAAGAAAATATTATGATTAGTGATTTTATTGAAATTGAAATAGATAATCATATATATCATATAAATGTCTTTAACTCGTTCTTAAATGACATGTTTGAAGATTGAAAATAGAATATATCAAAAAAGGTTTAAACACCTTTTTTGATATTTTATAAAATGAAGAAAAATATAACACATCTTATTCTCTCAGATGGAGGATTAAAAGGGATTATATACACAGGTGTATTACAATATTTATATATTGAAAATATGATTGATAATATAAAATTCATTGCAGGAACATCAATTGGAGCTTATTTTGCTTTAATTTTTGCATTAAAAATACCTATCGAAAAGATCCAAACAATGTTACATAATATTATTGAAAATATTGAAAAAGACAAATTATGTACTATTAATCATAAAACATTTAATAAACTTTTTATGAAAAATGGAATAATGACTTTAGATTTCTTATTTGAAGAAATTCATTTATATATGAAACAAAAGTTTAATTGCGACGATATGAGTTTTATCGATTTTGTTAAAAGAACTGGTGTTAATCTATATGTTTCCACAACTAATATAAACACTGCTTGTATGAAAATATTTTGTCTCGAAGATACTCCAGATGCATTTATTATTGAATCTGTAAAAGCATCAATGAGTATACCATTTTTGTTTGAACCAATTCAAATTGATGGAGAATTATTTCAAGATGGTTGTGTATCATCTTCACTTTCTTTAATGAATATTTTTAAAGATATTCCAACTGAACAAAAACTTCAAATTGTATTGGATTCTAAAAAAGATGATTTTGAAATAACAGATCTGAATGATTCATCTAGTTTTTTCTTTTATATTTCTCAAGTTCTGAAAACACTTTATATTAATCATTTTAATAAAAAATTATTTTTTGATAACAGCAATGTTATATATTTTGATAATATTCCTTATGAAAATGTCTTAAAATTTAAAATAACAAACGAAAAAATAAAAATTGATATAACAAAGGAAGATTATGATAAACTCATTTTGACTGGTTTCAAAGGAGCTTCTGATTTTTTTCAGAATGAATATAATAGAGAAATTACCAATTGAATTAAAAGATCATATATATTCTCTTGTCAGATATGAAAAACCTCAAATACTTTTAGATGATATTAAAAATGTATACCTTTTCAAAAAAATTTATACAAATGCTCATCAAATGGCATATCACAATGAAGGAAATGAAGAAGTCATTAATTGGATGATCAATAATTTGGAATTATATATACAATTATATTCTGATACAGATATATGTGATCAATATCTATCAAGAGTATATGGAAATCATCAGAAATATAAACACTTTTTGAAAACATCAAATAATTTTCAAAGAAATATAAATTTAATTATCAGTATATTAACAATTGACGAACGAATTCATATGATGTTCAAATTAAATCTCATTCAATGGTTGTCTGACGAAGATAAAAAAATAATGTATGAAATGATAATGATTAGAAAAAGGTAATATCATTTGCTTGAATTTTTGAAATTGTTTGGTTATTCTTTAAAATATAAGCTATAACTTGTAAACAAGTATCTGCTAAATCATCTTTTTTTTTATTTGATTTGAAAAAATTTACCAATTTATCATCATTTTGAATATAATTTTGACAAATTTCAATTGAATCTTGTTTATTATATTTGTATTTTTCTTGTTTTGATAATTTACCAACTACAAGACTTGAAGAAGGTTTAAAGTCGTGATATTGTAATTTAAGAGATGGATTTATCAATATTACTTCATTTACTTTTTGATCCCAATGATGTAGTAATTTAAAATATGAATATATCAGATATTGTATAGTTTTCATAATACCGTTTAAATTTGATGGTTGATTCTCAATCATTACATAATCAATTGATGTGATAGATATTGATTCTAGTTTTCCCACAATATTATCTAGTTCATTAAATAAAACACTTGATATATTATCAACACCTTTAATTTGTTTCTTGCTTTCAGCTAAAACTATGATACCCCAGTCTAATATTTGAATAATATCATTTGTTTGTTTTAGAATACAAAAAGCTAAATTTTTAACACCAATATCAAAACTTAAATATATCATATTAATATATATGAAACAAATTCTGTTTATATAATTCTTTTTTTTCCTTTTTTTTAAAAAAATGACTATATGATTATATTATTTAATATATAGCAAAATGGGAGGTGGTCTCTCTTCGCAAAAAATGCAAGATCAGGAATCTTATGTCAATAACAATCTAGAGAGTGCTAAAAAAAGGCTTTCATTATACAAAAATTACGATGGATCTAACAGATATAGCAATGATCAAATTCGAATGAAGTTGCGTCAAGATTACAATAGCAATGGATATATGTCTTATCGAACAGACAAAAATGATTACATACAGTATAAACATTGGAAGTCATAAAAGATCATTCTTATAAATCAAACATAAAAAACATGGATAATTTTTCATTTTTATGTTTTACAAAAAAGAGTACATTTACATGATTTTTTATAATTGTTTTGAAACATTTTTATTTTTTGAGTTTTTTATGTGAAATGTACTCTTTTTTATTTGCTTATATTATGAAACATATTCAATTTAAAGATCATCCTGAATTCAAACCAAATTTATCTCCTGAACAAATGTTTGAAATTGGTATAATGGGAGGAAGTTACTTTCGTCCAATAACATCTCCAAAAACAAAAAAGAAATATTCTAAAGAATATGAAAAACATGATTTTTTGAAGAAAGTTGATTTTAATAAATATGCAAATGACAAATATGATAAAAGTATAAATAAATATGGTGTTAAAGTTGGGACTTCTTATGATTTTTGGATGAATAAAGGTTGGATTAATGAAGAAATTGATCCATATGGTTGGATACAATGGTATTGTCATTTTTGGCAAGGAAGACGAACAAATGATGATGAAAGACAAATCAAACGATGGATAAATATTGTTGGTGAAAATGGAAGATTTAGAAGACAATTACAAAATAAAATAAATGAAATTGGTAAAAATGATTTAAATATTTGGAAAGGTATGCGTCAAACTTTGTTACATTGGGCATTTGATACAAGATATATGAGTGTTGAAAAAAAGAAAAAATGATATATTAACTATTTCAATTATCATAAAACATATTAATGTTTAATTTGTGTCAACAAAATGTATTAAAACAAACAGAATATTTTACAAAAAACTTTATGAAATATTATGATTGGTCACATGATTTCAATCATGTTATGAGAGTCAAAAAACTTGCAACTAAAATTGCTATTTCGGAAAGTCTGAATACCGATGATATATATCAAGTTCAATTAGGAGCTTTATTACACGATATCAACGATGATAAATATAAAATAAATAATATTTCTCAACAAGAAATCATCAGACGATTTTTCAAAGATAAGGAAATAGATAGAGATATTCTTGAAAATGTGATTTTAATAGCTTGTAATACAAGTTTATCAAAAGAAATTAAAAATATAAATAAGGTTATTTGTCCAAAACTTCATTGTGTCCAAGATGCTGACAGAATAGAATCTCTTGGGGCTATTGGAATATCAAGATATTTTAAATATGGTATTACGATGCACGATAATTCTTTAAATCAAATTATGGAAAATCTTGAAACAAGAACATCATATATTGTACAGCATTTGAAAACAAATACTGGTAAAGAAATTGCAAAACAAAAGATAAAATTAATTCACAATTTCATCAATGATTACTATGATAGCATTTGAATTTTGATATATTTTGTCAAATATTAAAAAAAAATGATCAAAAATATGTTACTTTTTTTAAGCTTTAATTTAGCAATGACTGTTACTGTCAGCACTACTTTCAATGATCTTCCACATGATATTGTTTTCAATGTTATTGTCCCAAATATTTTTATGAAGGATGCATTTAAATTATCTTGTGTTTCCAAAAAATATGATGAAAATATTGAACAAATGTTGGAATTAATAATCAAAAATGATCATTTCTTTCAAAAATATATGAAAAATAGATCATATGATTTTATCGATGTTTTGAATAACAGTTCGTTTTCACACGAGTGTTTCTTCAAGATGTATGATAACATAAATTATGATTGTCAACCTAAATTTATTATGGAATTTCACGATTTGTTACAAAACCAAGATTTATTTCATATTGAACGAGAAACAATAGACAATACATTTGAACTTTTCAAAATTCTTATGAATTTGACAATGTTTCGTCTCAAGTTTCAATTTAGAAACCTTATTACAAATAGTCTTATTGAGTATTGTAGTCATATTTACAAAGCAAAATATCCAAAAAGAAAAGATATTGCATATGACAAGTTTTCAATTCTTATTTTGAAAAGAGATGATATATTATGGTTTTCTTCAAATATAAATTTATATGATATTTATGAAAATTATAACCTCTTTAATGTTGCAAGAAGATCATTCGATTTGAAAAATAATTTGGAACAAGATATTTGCAATTTCAATTTGAATGTCTTCAAAAATGATAAAACAATCGAGTTTATTATGAGTTTATACCAGTATATTGATAATTGTGAATTTCAAATTTACCTTATTCATACAATATTGAGTTATCTATTTACTGTGTTTTCAAGCGATAAAATAAACGATTCTTGTTATAAAATTATTCTAGAAAAAGATACATTCCAAACAGTTATCAAATACAAAGCAATATATTTACATCAAGTAATTGACGAATTTTCAGATCTTATTCCATACAATATTCGAAAAATAATGCTTCAAAATGCAGCTAGCTTATATAACATCATAGAAAAATAAAAAAGTAGAGGAGGGGGAGAATTGTAATTTACTGTAATATAATTTTGTAATTATTTTCTATTTTTTTCTCATTCCCATTTTTATCTTTTATAGTTCTTGTACTGGGATTTTTGAGTTTTTCTTTTGATGCAGTATATTCATATAAAGTTTTTGATGAACCGCGTGTTGTTTCTCTTAATGTAAATTTGATTGGTTTGAGATCAGATTTTTTTGCGAAAAGTCTCGAAGCTGCTTTTCTTGCAGCAGCAGATGGTGTTTCGGAATTATATCTTCCACCGGATTCTCCAATACTTGATTTATCAACGGTAAATTTTCTAGACATTTTCTTTTCTACTATATATCTGATATATTTTTTCTTAATTCAGAATTTTGCAATGTATAAATTTCATCAGCTATAGTTAATGCTGATTTTCGATGTGCTATTATTATCATTGTTGATTTATGATTTCCAAAAACATCTTGAATTGTTTTCTGAACAACTTCTTCACAATATGGATCTAATGCAGATGTTGCTTCGTCAAAAATTAAAAGTTTTGGTTTTCTAATCAATGCTCTAGCAATTGATATTCTCTGTTTTTGCCCACCAGATAAGGATCCTAATTCTGTACCATCTAACATTGTATTATATTGATCTTTTAATTTCATTATAAACTCATGTGCATTTGCCATTTTAGCGGCTTCTTGTATATCATCTATTGAACAATTTTCAATACCATATGATATATTATTTGCAATTGTATCAGAAAATAGAATACTTTCTTGTGCTATATATCCTATATTTCTTTTTAACCAAACATCATCATAATGTCTTATATCAACACCATCAATATAAATTGTACCAGAATCTGGTGTTAAAATTCCTATTAAAAGTTTTGCTATTGTACTTTTACCACATCCTGATTCGCCAATTATAGCAATTTTATTACCACTTTCAATCGTGAAATTAAGATTATTTAAAACAACTTCTTCGGATTTTGAATATTTAAATTTGATGTTTTCAAATTTTATTTGACCTTTTAATTCATTTATTGGTATATAATAACCTTTTTCACAAGATTCACTATCTATTATACTTACAATTCTTTCAAATGGTTTTTCACATCTCTGAAATTCATCTTTTAAATCGATTATTTGTTTTATAGTCCCATACATTCCTTGATTATGTAAAATAAATGCCACTAAACCATCCGTTTTTTTCAAATATTTTGAAGCAATAATTATCATTATAGTTGTTATTGTTGGCATATTGCATATAATAAAAAGATGAAATGCATATATAACACATTCTTTTAAGAAATATTGAGCAATATCATGACTGTATTGACAAAATTTCTTGATTGATTCTTGTTCTGTTGCATATGTTTTAATAATTGAAACATGTGATAAAGTTTCTCTTGTGTATGCACTTAATTTTCTATTTGCCTCATCAAATCCTTTCATTGTTTTTTCATGAATTTTGTTATAGAAATGTGATATAATAAAATCAAAACATATCATTATTGTAGTAATTATGGTAAGTTTACTTGATATTTGAAATAATAATATATAAACCATAATGACATTAATCAGTGATCGACTTAAAACATTAACATTTAATGCAATAATATTTGAAACCATTTCTATATCAGATGTGGCAGTCTCTATCAAATCATTTATCGTTTTTTCTTCGTAATATTTTGAAGATTGATTTAAAATTTTATTATAAACTACACATCTCATTTTATGATTCATTGTTTTTCCCGAATATGTGAAGAAAGATCCTCTTAAGGATGTTGTTATTATTGTGAAAAAACTTGATTTAAACAATAAAAACAATCTTTCATTGGAAAAATCTCCTGTCATTATTTGACTTAAATTATCATTTACATAAACACCAAAATAAGATGCTAGACATCCATTTAGTAAACCTAATAGTAAAAAAAAGATATTATATCCACAAAATTGCAAATATCTTTTTAGATTTTGATAAAACATTTTTTAGTGACTATTTATTTAATCATATGATTCTTTAATATGTTTTTTTAATATCCATAATATGCCATCATATATCGAATTTTGGGGTCTTGTTCTTCTTTGATATCATATTTATAAACATCAGAAGAGGTATTTGTCATATTTATTTGGTTTGATGTAGTAGTTGAATTCATATCATGTTTCAGTATATGAAATGAATATCATTTTTTATCAAATTTTGTTATTATTTATTTTTCGTATATTTACCACAAAAACGACATTTGGTGAAACATTTTCCATCAAAGTCTTTCTAACCAGAATCAAAGTCACTATACTCATCTGTCCAAAGTTCAAAACGAATGATGTACAATATGAGACGGGTATCGTCCGAACTTACTTCCTTCTGTCAAATCCGAATACAACAGTTCGATCATATTCACATCATCATGATAGATCTCAGCATCGTGAAACTCTTTTTCAAGCATCTGTTTCTTTAAAAATGTGACAAGTTATTTTTGAGTACATTTCTTAATAAATAATTCAAAAAATAAAATCATTTAATAAAATCAATAAATATTTATGAAATGTACTCTTTTTTGAGTACATCTTATGAAATTCATGAATTTTATAAACCTTTGAACATTTAAAACGCCGACCTAATCCAAATATTTTACAACTTTGCACTTGATTTTTAGAATGGGATAAATAGTATTTAACTGCTGACAATTTATAATCACTACTTTTATGTGCAGGCATTATAATATATTTTAAATAAAAAAAATGATTTAAATTAAATTATTTGTATATGTCTTCTGAAGAAACAACATGTCAAACAGAAGTTGTAGAACAACCAACTAAACCAAAAAAAATTATTAAAATAAACTATAATAAACTTTATCAAGATGAATTGAAACAAAGAAATAATGCTGAAATTAGTTTAAAAGAAAAAAATAATGAATTAGATAATAAAGTTAAGTTATTATCTTATACTAATAGTCAAACAGCAAAAAATGGTTATAAAGAAGAAGAGTTGGTTTGTAAAGATCTAAATAATAAATTAATAAAAGAGGCATTTACACATATGTTAGGTGATAATTATAATGAATGTAATAGAATTACAGGAAACCATAAATGTGATATACAATCTGATAATAAGATTTTGAAAGGGCAAGTAAAAAAATATAAAAAAGGTCAATTTCAACAATTAGATAGACATTGGATTTCGTGTCTCATTAACAATATACCTGAATTAAATGAAGTTTCACAAATACTAAAAGATTTATTTGAATATCCACTTTTACCAAATGGGACACATGTAGATAAATCAAAACATATAAAAAAATTATGTACTTCTAACTATTCACAAAAAATATTAGATAATTTTTTGGATTTGTTAAACAAATTTAAAAGACAAATATTAGAATATGCTTTTTATGGTTTAAGTTTAGAAATACAACCTGAATATTTGTTTGGTGTTGAATATGAGAATACTAAAAGGAATAAAATAGTAGTATTTAAAATTGAAGATGTTATAAAGTATCTAGAAAAATTAAATTTTAAAATATCGCCAAGAAAAACAGCTATTTTACTTGGCGATAATAGTACAATATCTTTACAAAGAAAAGGTGGTGATACTGGAAAAAAATCCAGTAATCAATTACAAATTAAGCTTATATTAAGTAATCTTATTGATAAAGTGCCTATGTTAGAATATAAGTTATAAATCTTTGATCAGTTCTTCAATAACATTTACAACTATACTATTTCCCAAGTAAAATAACATATCTTTTTTATTTGACAAAGACTCATACCTATATGAGTCATCAAATCCAAACATTTTTAATGTTTCATTTATACTTAATGTTCTAATCTTACCATCAAAATAATATAATCCTGTTTTTGCACCAGGTCCTCCAGAAGAAGCACAAATAGTTGGTCCACATTTTGTTATATCGTATACACGCTCACCTTGTCTTCCTCCTTTTCCACTTTTCATATTGATTAGTTTATATTTCATCATACTTTTCCCAGAGCATTTTTCTAATTTATACTTTGATGTAAAATCAAAATATTCTGAAATAGTATAATCTATTATAGTTGATACGGGAACAATTGGTCTGTTTATTTCTCTGAATATATAGTTTTTATTTTTATTACATATTATATATATACGATGTCTTGATTGAGGTGAGTTATAAAATCGTGAATCGATAACTTTATAACTAACATTATAACCTCTATTTTCTAATTCATTTTTAATAATTTTAAATGTTTCACCTTTATGAATTGTATGAAGATTTTTAACATTTTCAAGCATTAATGTTTCAGGTTGTTTTTTATCAATTATTTCCAATATTTTATAAAATAGATTACCACGCGTTTTATCTTGGAATCCTTTTTGATTACCAGCAATACTAAATGGTTGGCATGGAAACCCTGCACATAATATATCAAAATCAGGCATTGTATCAATATTAATTTTATTAATATCACCTTCTGGTTTTATTCCATAATTTTCTTCATATATATTTCTAATACCTTTATTGATATCACTTGCTAAAACACAAGTATATTTAATTTCATTTTGAAGAACATTATTTCTATTAAATGCTGTATGAAAAGCACCTAAACCACAAAATAGATCAATATATTTAAGTTCTTTTCTTTGGTTTTCCTGCGACTCCATAGTGTCTGTATTAACATTTACTTCTTCATTTTCAACAATCAATTTTTTATTATTTAATTCTTTTATTTTTTCTTCAACTGCATTATCTACAAGAGCCTTAATTTTATCAACATTGTTTTCACAAGGTGTTTTGCGTCTATTATGAGAATCATTGTGAGATTTTTGAGAAAATTCCTTTCCACATCGTTCGCATGAATATTTAACCATTTTCGTTATATATTGTTAATATATATTCTATTTTTAAATCAATTTTTTAAATTAACTTAAATTGTTAATTTAAGTTAATTCCCTAAATATTAGAAAGTAGGCGTTTTAAATGTTCAAAGGTGTAAAACTTTTGTAAATTTTTCAAAAAAGATAAGGAATGTACTCTTTGAGAGTTCACAAAACATATAAGAATTTTTCAATTATTTATTAATTAATGAAATTCTTTTGGATAAATTCAAATGATTCTATTGCTAGACAAAATTTCATGATAGAACAATTTTCAAACTTACCTTTCTACAACGAAAGAGTTTCTACAATCGCATTAAACCAATTGAAGCATTTTTCTATCAAAAAACACAATGAATCTCATGAATCAGATTTAGAATTATGTTGTACATTATCACATCTTAAAGCTATCAAAAAAGGTTATGATGAAAATCTTGAATATTTCTTCGTTTCAGAAGATTATATGTTTATACCAGAAATTGATTTAGAAAGACTGGTACAATATATATCTAATTACGAAAAGAATAATGAAAAAATCGATATTCTTCAAATGTTTATAAATGGACACCATCTTGTTTTAAAGCTTTTTAATGAAGAATTTGCGAATGGAAATCTTTTTATAAAAAAAGAGAATAATCAATACCCTGGATCTAGTTTATATTATATAAGTCATGAGGGTGCAGGAAAAATCCTCAACAAATATATGCAATCTATATATGATTATGATTTTTCGACATCTAATTTGAATACTATTGATAATATTTTGTATAGAAATGTTAATTCCTTTATTTTAACATATCCTTTTTTTGTTTCCAATACTAATTTTTCAAGTCAAATACAAAGTGACTATAAAAAATTTCATGTAATGGTAAATGAAATTATAAAAAAAATTCATCAAAAATATGATTATAATCATCTTTTATTGAAAAAACAAAAGAAAAGAACTATCCAAGTGCAGTTGTTTGCAGGATTATGTAATCAACTTTTTATGATTTTTACAACAATTGCATATGCTATAAGAAATAATATCGATTTTTCCTTTTATACGGAGGATTATAGAACAATTAATAATGGCAATCCTGTATATTTTAATAATCTTTTAAAAGGAATTAAGCATAAAACGACACCACATATCATTACAAACTTTGATTCTTATCAAGAACAAGATTTTCATTATGTTCCTATTCCAACAAACTTTGATAAAAATTTGAATATCAAAGGGTTTTTCCAATCTGAAAAATATTTTATCAAAGAATATGATGAAATTATGTCAATGTTGAACATAAATGCCTTAAAAAAAGAAATAAATACAAGATTTAAGAGTTTTTTTACGAAACCATGTATTTCAATACATTTTCGTCAAGGAGACTATTTGTATCTACAATATAATCATCCAATCCTTTCAAAACAATATTATATGAATGCAATACAATATTTAGAAAAATATATAAATTTAAATGAATATAATATCTTATATTTTTGTCAAGAAGTTGATAATAAATCTGTGTCAAAAATGATTTCTGAAATGAATCTATCTTATAACTTTATCAAGGTTTCAGATGATATTACAGATTGGGAACAATTATTACTTATGAGTCTTTGTCAACATCATATAATAGCAAATAGTACTTTTTCATGGTGGGGAGCATATCTATGTGAAAATAAAGATAAAATTGTTTGTACACCTCTCAAAAAATGGTTTGGGCCTGCTCTTCAAAAACATAATACCAAAGATTTATGTCCGAGTGAATGGATTCCAATCGAATTTGAATAAATTTATGCAAAATGTTTGAAAAAATGATTTAGCATCATAATATAACATCACATTATATACAAGAATGTCTCCCATTTTCATCGATCTCATTGACGCCCACGATCTTTCATTCGAACATTCGATGTTTATCATTAATACCACTATGAACATTGTTTTCGATGATTAAAAAAAATTATACAATCGCATTTAAGTAATAAAAAAATAAATAATATTTTTTATATTGTATTGATAGATATTCAAATATTCTATGCAACTTGATAAGTTTTATACATCTCCATTGGTTGCAGAACTATGTTGTGATATTTTCAAACAAAATATAACAATAGGACATAATGATGTTTGTATTGAACCAAGTGCTGGAAATGGATCATTTATTCAACCTTTAAAAAACATTTTTTCCAAATGTTTTTTTTATGATATTGAACCAGAACATAGATCAATAAAAAAACAAAATTTTTTGACTATTGATACAACAAAATTTAATCAACAGAATGTTCATGTTATTGGCAACCCGCCTTTTGGTAATAATTCTTCATTGGCTATTAAATTTATCAAAAAATCAACTTTTGCATCAACTATTGCATTTATATTGCCAAGAAGCTTTAAAAAAAATAGTATGAAAAGATTTTTCCCACCAAACTTTCATCTTGTTAGCGAATTTGATTTGCCTCAAAATTCTTTTATTTGTGATAATGAGGTATTTAATGTAAACTGTGTTTTTCAAATATGGCAAAAAAAAGATTTCAATAGACCTTTGCCAATAAAATTATTTCCAAAAGGGTATGTTTTTGTAAATCAATCTGGTAAACCTCATATTTCTATCAAGCGAGTTGGACACAAATCTGGTGAAATTTCTAAAAATACTTCTCAAAAATCTAAACAAACACATTATTTTATAAGATTTGACAAATTTGATAATTCATTATATCAAAAACTAAATAATATGGTTTTCGAAACTAAAACATTTACATCAGGTCCTCGATCAATTTCAAAACAAGATATTATTAAAAAAATAAATTATATTTTAGATAAGGCATAATTATATAGTGATATTACTCTTCCAGTTGAAGGATATTTATATCGATCGACCATATCTTTAATATCTTTCATATGATTTTCATTTGGAAGGGTTTTTCTATCACAAACTAAATTTTTTAATATTGATTCTTGAGATTGTCTTTTCATTTGTAATTTATCTTGATAAATAATGCATTTTGCTGTAAATTTTAAAAATTCTTTTTCTATTTCAGATTTCCAAAAATTGTGTTTTAAAGTTACAATCCATTTCGTTTTATCATTTGATAATGGTAAAAGATTTACATTTACATAAAGATTTTCATCACCTGGTAAAGATACCCTTGACCAAGATGTTAACGGATATTCATACATATGAAAATTTATAGATTTTTTTAAACCTTTTTTTAAATAAGTCAATCCATTAAAAGATTTATAATTAAACGACATACCGAGTTTATCATGATCTTTATATTTGTATTTCTTAACATTTTGTGGAGGTATATTGCTCCCAAACCCTAATAGATTGTTATGTATAAGTGCAGGATGATTAATATCCATAGTATTTTTTATACAATCTTTGATATTTGCATCAATATCAACTGTTATTGTAGATGTCTCATAATTTTTATTATTATAAAATGGTATTGGTGGGGGTAACTTTTTAATTGGATCATAGCTCCACCATAGTTTATCTTGATATATTAGTGACTCACCCAGTGTAGAACTTTTATTATATTCAATTCCGTGATATGGACAATATAAACAACCATTTTCTACCTTACCTTCATCTAGTTTTGATCCCATGTGTTCGCATATATTCATCGTAGTATAAACTTGATTTTTATCAAACCAAGATACAAGTGGTAAATCACCGATATTATATGAATACGGTTTTGTTTTATCAATATTTTTCATAAAATCTATACAATGCCATTGATTAAAAGGTTCTATCGACATTGTTGGTAAAAAAGCATGTGCATTTTGTAATAAAATAAACAATATTGCAATGTATCGTGACATCATGTCTGTTTATTATAAAAAAGATTTTTTCTTTAAGTGTTTTCTATTTATTTTTTTCTTCCACCATTTTGGCTAAGTTTTCTTTTTTTTGCATCTGTCGTATTTGTCAATAATTGATCTTTCCGTGATTGACTTTTCGGCGATTGACCTTCGGGCAGTTGTTGACTTTTCGGCGATTGACCTTTCAGTGATTGACTTTTCGGTGATTGACCTTTAAATAAATCACCGAAAAGTCTACAGAAATCATCATCGATAACTTCTTGATTCCCCGTTTTTATTTTTTTATCCAATGTCTTCTCAAATTCGTCAAGTACTGTTATCATATTATTCAACGATTGTTTTAATTCAGGAATAGATTGTTTAATATTTTGTAGTTCATTTTTTCGTATCTTAGTTCTTAATACATTCATTTGTTTTTTTACTGAATCGTACGGAGATTCAATGCTTTCTTGTCTGTTACATTGATTTCGATTTTTTGGTTGTTGCACTGCTTCGTTATGTATTTGTACTGGTCTTGATACTCTACCTCTAGATGTGACGATGGTACCATGGGTTTGATTTCTATTAGGGTCCACATCCATATCATCAGTAGGAGGAGGAGGATTCATGTTTTTTAGTTATGTTCTATTTATATTCAAGGTTTTTAATAAAAAATATTTATAAATATTGATGTTACTACAATTATTAAAAGTGCCAATAACATTTTTATTATAGATATATCATTATAAATTGAGTTATTATTTAAAAACTTCACACCATCGTTTATACCGTGTTTATAAACAAATTCCTCATAATCTAAAACATTATCGATTCCATATAATATTGCAATTATCAATAAACTCGTACCGACAAATAATATATTTCTTCTACTGTTTCTTTCATCGATTAAATTGGATTGAGATAAACCTATTAGAGCCATTCCTAAATTTGATCCATTGTATACATTTCTTATTCTTGATGTATATATATTATATTTAGCTAGTGCCAAACTGTCCATATCTATTCTTTTCATATACATTTTTATTTTTTTATCATATATCTTACAAAAAATGATTGAATATTTTAACTTATATTTGTATCTCAGTAAAATGATAACTTCAAACATTTTGAACGATTTTGAAATGTATTTGAATTCAAAACAAAAATATAGTCTCGAAGAAATGCTACAAATGTTAGAAAATTCATATCTTAAATACAATAATATTAATGAACAAGAAGAAGACGATGAAGATGATGATGATAAACCAAAGAAAAGGGGAAGACCTGTCAACAAACCGAAACTTGATAAAAATGGGTTACCGAAGAAAAAAAGAGAACCAACTGCTTACAACCGTTTCATAAAAATCAAAATAAAAGAGTTGAAGGAATCTAATGACGATATACAACATAATAAATTATTGTCTATGGCTGCTGAAATTTGGAGTAAAATGTCAAATGACGAAAAACAAAATTACAAGAATGAAAGTTAAATAAGATGATAATCAATAAATTTGAGATGCTTACTAGTGTCAAATAACAATATTTCATCGTGAAAAAAATCTGTTTCAAAATGTATCCAACCATCAAATTTATCATCAAATGATTTTAAAAATGTTGCTAAGTTCTCATCAAAAAAAACACATGATTTTCTTTCACATCTAGTGGGAGTTTTGATTCTTTTATTATCATCGAATGATAAATTTACTGTTGTGTCTACAAGTAGACCTTTATACATTTCAATACATTTGCTCACATATTCATTTTCGTTATATTTTTTTGTATTAAAATTGGCTTCAAAATTGGTTCTAAGATAGGTGTAAAATTTATTTGATTTATCTTGTAGATTGTCATATGTTATTTTGTTCAATATTTTGAAAATCTTTCGAATATTAGCGATATTTCCTAAATCAAATAATTTGATTTCATTGATTATTTTGAATTGCAAATCAGTACCTGGTTGTGATTTTTTTGTTCCATATAATGACGCAACTTCTTTATTAGCATAGAAACTATCAAGTGTCATAGAATGATCATATGATTTACTTTTACTAATTCCTTTCCACAAATAATAATTTTTGGGTAATACAAAAAGATCAAATTTATATTTAGTTGATTGTTCATTTCTTAAATCTGATTTTCTAAAAAACTTTAAAAGATATCTCTTTTTATCTTCTTTTGATTTCATATATGATCTAAGTGATCTCAACGATTGAATTGATTGTAATGATTGAACTGATTGTAATGATTGTAATGATTGTAATGATTGTAATGATTGTAAATTTTGATTTGTTTTTTTTCTTTTATTAAATATTTGTAAATCATTCAGAGATTTATGCATATTTAAGATATATATTCTAAATTTCGTAATTTCTTATATAACATCAACAACATATATTTGATCCTGTTTCAGTATCATATTTAATTTTTGATATAATATCTACATTATCCTGAATCAAATCTATATGGGATACTATTATTACTGATTTGAAATTTCTTAATAATCCTTTCAAAAATAATGGTACATTCGATAAATTATTCTTATCACAAGCTGTAAATCCTTCGTCGAAGAATATTTGGTCACATCTCTTATTTTGAAATACACCCATTCTTAAAGCCATTGATATAACAAATCTTTGAAATCCCGATGCATTATTGATACTATTCACTCCATGATTGTTCTTTATCAACCAATTTATATGAATATTTTCTTTTACATCTGTTATAGTATAATCAAGTTCAAAGGATTTACATTCTTTATGAATTGTTTTTTTAATATAGTCATTTACATTATTCATCAACTTTTTTAATATATAATTATCATATAAGTCTATTCTATATAATTTAAATTTACTTATTATAATGTCTATAATTTCCACTATATTTTCTATTTTTTCAACACATTCATTATATATTTGATATTCTGTTGTATTTTGTTTATTAGTTTCATTTAATGTTTCATATTTCATTATTTCTTTTTGACATTTTTCATTCTCTTCATTTAATTTTTTTATCTCATCATTCAAATGTTGTTTTCTATCATATGCAGATTTGATCATTATACATTCCTTACATTTCTGTTCTTCTTCATATTCGTCAATTTGACTCTTGATGATTACATACTTGTGACAAAATATTATTTCATTTTGTTCCCATTTCTGATATTGTTTTTTCAACTCTTCAAGTCGTAGATATCTAGGTTCATATTGTAAATATTCATAATGTTTTTCAAATAGTATATCGATTTTTTCCTTTTCAGACATTTTTTGTTCATAATATTGATTCCATTCGGTATATTTTTTATATTCTTCTAATTGATGCCATATTCTGTATATATTTGAAGATTGTGATTCAAATTGTCGACATATATCACATATATATTCATATTCTTTTACCACTTTTTCCTCATTTCTTTTGATCTCTTGTATTTTATTTTTACTATTTTCAATATCACTCTGTATTTGATTCAAGTTCTCATCAAATCGATAATAATTAAACCAATCTTTCAAATTTTTATATTCTTTGACCTTCTTTTCTATATTATCATATTCTTTTGATATAACATTATACTGATCTATTAACTTATCATCTATATTTTTTTTCATAACAGTAATTCTCTCTTTTATTTCATTGATACGAATTACCCATGATCTTTTACAACAATATTGACACAACGGATCATATTGATATTCATCATCTATTTCATAAGAAATTAGCTCATTTTCAAGTTTTTTAATCTCTAATTTGTTTATAATTAGTTCATCATATTGTTTTTTGATAGATTGGAATTGTTCGATCAAATCACGATGATGTATGAATAATTCTTCTTCATTTATATTTGAGATGTATTTTGATATACCTTTACTTGTTTTGTACTTACAAGGAATATCTGGTTTATTGAAATGTGATTTCAAAAGTTCATTTAATATTTCATATTTTGTCTTCAAATTATCTTCTTCAATTTTCTTGTTTTTATTCAAATCAAATATTTCTTGTTGAATTTTCTTATGTTGTTGAAGATATTCAGTATATGTGGACAACGATATTTCAGTTTCTATATTACTAGGTTTATTATATTCATCATAATATTTCTTTAATTCTTCAATTTCTGTTACATCATATTGATAATATTGAGCTACAAATTCTTTTATATATTTATCAGTATATTGAGGTTTTGTCATCACAATTGGTTTGATTTTTAGTATTTCTTGTATTGAAGAATCTATTTTTTCCTTCTTCTTTCTTATTTCTTCGAATTCTTTTGTAGAAAAATGAATGTCTCTTTTGTAGTTCTTTAAAAACTGTTCTTCATCTTCTATAAGCTTTTTATCACAAGGTTTTTCAATATTTTTTAATTCCATATTTGGTTTGAATTGTAATGATTTTTCTATGATTTCTTCATAGGAATATTGAGACAATTTATCATTTAATAGTTTTTTTTCATTGATAAGTTCTTCATATTGATTTTTATTTAATTGATTTTTATTTTTTGATAAAATATCTTCGAAATTTGATGAAAGAATTTCTTGTTTATTATATCGAGTTGTCAAATCAATATTATCATATTCTTGTTCTAATTCTTTTCTTCGATTAATAAGATCTTCTGATGTTTTCAATAATTCTTCAGTATCATATGTCTGATCTTGTATAATTATTTTCTCATAAACACTTCGTCTATTTTTGAGTGTTTTATGAAGATCTTTATATTTATTCAAACAGTTTTTGAGTAATATATAAAGATTATAGATATAATCAATCTTACATGATTTATCAATGACCGATAAACATTCTTTATAATTCATCTTTAACATATCATTATCAACATATTGAGTTATCATTGATGATGTTAGGAATTCATCCATTTTACCAAATATTTCTTTTATAATTTCATTAGCAGCATTGTCTTTTTTCAATAAGTTATTATTAAGAAATATTGAAACTTTTTTCACAAAACCAGTTTGAGTCTTATTAAAATTTCGTCTAATAATATATTCATCTTCCGCGATTTCAAGATGAATTTCAATATATCCAGCTTTATATTTATTATTTATCAAATTCGTTGATATATTTCCGTTTCTTGAAGAGGTTGTTTCACACCATATCCCCATTGTTATAATATCAAATATTGCAGATTTACCAGTCCCATTATCTCCTGAAATAAGAAATGTATTATTATATGCTTTCGAGAAATCAATATGATTAAGATTCTCATAACAATATATATTTTTCCATTCCAAATATTTAATTGTAAATTGTTGATTAGATGGTATATTATCATTATCCATACATTTGAGAATATGTTGTGATATTTCTCTGTTTTTTTTCAAACATTCATCATGTATTTCTTCAGGATATTCAGATAGATTAAAATATAATTGTTCGTAATCATTTAGAATTTTCCTGAGAATATCATGTTGTTCCCTTGATAAATGATTTTTAAAATATTGAATGATTGTATCTTGATTTATAGATAAATCATTGATATCATTTATACATTGAGTATTGTTCTGTTTTTCAATTATATGACTGACAATTTGTATTTTAATATCGTATTTTTCAAACAAACTCATTAATTGTACAATATTTACAGACGAATACAGTTTGATTTCTAATATTTTCGGAAAATTTGGATGACATATATATTGCATAATATCAAGATATTTACCTCGATTTCTCATCAATATTTGATTATCTTTTTGTTTTATATTTATCATTCCTGTTTCATTGTAAACATTGACTTCTTCTATTTCCCTTTTTGGAATATTCCATATCATATATCCATGATCTATTACATCTTCGCCAAAATTTTGTTGAATTAAAGATCCAGAATAGCCCCATAATGTTTTACCTTGTTCTCCATACTGACGCAAATGAATATCTCCCAATATTGCAAAATCAAATTTTTGAAGCCATTTAAATGGATATGGTTTATGTTCATCTGATACATTTGTTCCATTATATAATGAAACATTTCCAAATGTCCCATGAAACATAGCAATTTTGTATTCAGAATCTAAATATGGAAATTCTGGAAGATTTTCTATTCTCCCACTTGTTTTATAAGAATCTAATGTATCGTCTACACTGACATATGAAAAACACACATCATCTATTTTAAAACATGTAGTTTCATTTAATATCTGCAAATTATCTATTAGCATCGTTGAAGATATTAAGGATGGTTGATTAATGTCACACTGGCTTTTATCGTGATTCCCGTGAAATAAAATTGTTTTACCTATTTTCGTCAATCCTTCAATAAATTCTTTATATAACATAAGACCATAGTTTCCAACATTGTTTTTATTATGAAAGATATCTCCTGATACAATAATACGAAAATCTGCTTTCTTCAATTTCAATCGTTTGATATTTTTTTTCAGAGATTCAAATAAGTTTTTGAAGACATTACTATATTCATCATATCTACATTGTCGTATATCACCATTTCGTATATGAATATCTGATATATGAAATATATGTGTCAACATAAATTGATATTAATATTTTCAAAATATCATTTTTTTATTTTGGTATTTTCAAAAAATGACTTTATTTTACTCTCAAAATTCATATGATACTATATGATATTTCAACTAAAAAACATTTTTCAAATATCAAAGATAAAAATATAGAGATGTTTGTTCAATCCTTCTTTCAAAAATTTCAAGACATTTCTTTAAAAGATGACCTTATTATTTCATATATATACCAATATGTAAATTCCAGAAATGTGATAGAAATTGATGAAATATTATATCATAATTGTGATAGGAAAATCATTTATGAACTTGAAAAAAAATATTTTAATTCGTTTAATAGTATCGAAATGATTAAGGAATATGATGAAAATGTTTTGAGAGAATTGGATGATTATATAATTAAAAAAGATATGGTGTCGTTAATACTTTACAAAAAAATATCAAATATTCAAATCATTTATTAATCTTTTCAGAACTTCTTTTGAGTTATAATTTTCATTCGTTTTGACAAAAATATTGATTTTATGATATAATTCAAAGAAATCAAAATCATATTCTTCCCATAAAAACTCATTTGGATATTTTATAAAATTAAAAAAAACGCGAAAAGTCTTCTTACATTTCTTGCATTCGTTACCTTTCTGACATTTTCTATGTTCTGATATTTGTTTTATGAATTTTACCATTCTAGATGTTATTAACATACGCATTTGTGACTTTTTTTGCTCTTTTACATATTTCATCAAAATTTGTAAAAGTTTAATTGTGTTTTGTGGATGAGATTCTTTTGAATCGATTGATATAAATTTTATGTGAAAATTTGGAACACTATCATATGTTATATTTTCAACATATTTATAAAATAATGCTTTTGTGAAATGGCTTTTGAGTAATAATTCAGTTATGTGTAAGGATTTGAAAAACGGTTCTAATGTATAAAAATGTAGAATATTATCAAATAATTTATGTGTTTGTCTCAAAAGTAAAAAATTATTTAACTTCAAATTTGAAATTATCGAATCTGTTATTTCGTTTGGTAACAATAAAATCATTTTTCAATTTATCATTCTCTTTAAAGTTTTATATAAAAATTATTAAAAAATGATCATTTGGTTTAATAAATCATTATAAATGTCTAAACATAGAACTCCTTGGACAATAGATGAAGAAACTTTGCTTCTTTGTGAAGTTTTGAATAGATGCGATGATAATTATATTGCAAAAAACCACGAGAGAACTATTGATGGAATTAAATATAGGAAAATCAAAATTGCACTTGATCTCGTGAAAGATAAACAGAAAAAAGAAGATATTTGTGATATATTTCAAATGACTATGGATCAATTACAAGAACATATCAGAGATATGAGAAAATATAAAAGAATCTATTTGAATGACTGATTACTTCTTTCTCATATATCCAACTTTCATAAAAACATACAAATAATAAAGAAGAAAGATTTTGAATAGGATAAAAACAGTTACATAAATCGAGAATCGCAACCATTCAAAAACATAAATAAACTCTCTTTTTATATCTTCACTACATTCACATTTGATATCTTTCAAATTTGATATATAATATAGAATTGCCAAAGTGTTTAAGAAACTCAATAAATATAAAATTGCTAAGAATAAACTTGATACATCAGTTTTTTTACCTTCCCAAAATCCTAATATTTTCAAAGAAAAGATAACAGCATAATAGAATAATGAAAAAATTGCCCAATATTTAATTAATGGTCTTTTCCAATCTTCGCTACAAATACAATTGTTTTCTTCCATTTTATTTATCCATAAAATAAGGATAATATTTGAAACGATTGGTAATAATGTTATTGCGAAAACTGATATCGCAATCAAGATCAATGGTGGTTTCGGATCCATCTACTTTGAAAAGATATTATTTTTCTATCATATATAAACAAAAAACATATATTATATCATGATATAATGAGGCGTATTTTTTGTTTATCTTTGATTGCTGTTGTTGATGCATTTTTCAATATAAATAGTTTCTTTATTAAACCTAGATTGCAAAAAACCTCTTTGAATTCCCAATATTTAAATCAACTTTCAAATCATTCTTATACGGAACAACCAAAACTTTTACCAAAACCTGTATTGAAAAAAGACCCGATACCTTTTATGAATTTTGATCAGATGTTTCTTGTATTTTTCAGTACGAATAAATTATATATGTCATCGAATGCTGATCGTATTATAATTTGTTATGATGATAAGAAAGGTGTTTATTATATGAATAATAAAAAAGAAAAGGATAAAATAGAATTTCTATTATCTCTTATTGATCTTGATGTAGAAATCATCAATGATTACCCTACTATTATGGATACACCGAGTGGATCACTTTATTGTTCGCCGAAACAACTTAATATGACAGAAGATGATATCGAAAATATTCTCAATTCTATTATATACGACGATGATGAAGATGATGAAGATGAAGATGATGATTATGAATTTGATTTTTATTAAAAAATGATTTATATATTATATAAGTAATAAATATGGACGAGTCATTTCATAAAAGGAGAACTAAATCTTTGAAACAGAAGAAGACTTTTGAATTAAATGGACAATATTCTCAGAAGCATCTTCGTATTGTTGAAGAATTGAAAAAAAATATTCAAATAAAAAATAATGTTCGTAAGTAAATAGGGAAATGGTGAAAAAGTCTTCAGAGATTGTATCACAGAAAGTTACAATTAAACCAATGGTGCGATTTGTCGGTTTTTTATTGGCTTTAATGCTCAATACTTTTATAATAACATGGATTGACAAATTAGATAAAATCGAATGTGAATGTAGTAAAGATTGGAAAACACCGTATATCAAATTTTGGGCATATTTCAGTATAGGTTTTTCATTATTATCTTTTGTAGTCAATATGTTTTATACATTTGAATATACTGGAATAATGGTGGTTTTCACAATTATAATTGGATTAATAAGTATTATGAATGTTATAGCATTGTTGACATATATATATAATTTAAAAAAAATAGAGTGTGAATGCAGTGAAGACAAAAGACGCGAATTCATATATATTTATTTATGGATATTTGTATCAGTAATGGCATTTTCATTTTTTATGATTGGGGTTGGTTCAGGTCTTTAGGGGGGGATGTATTCCAATTTGAAATTTTTATTCATTACAATTTTCCCTTTCTTTTCATCTATTTTCAAAGCAACATCTGTTTGTTTGGTTTTAATCGACATACCTTTATAAAAAAAGGGTTTTACCCAAGTATTATCATATATTTCTTTAAATTGTGATTCTGATATTTCTTTTTCAAATATTACAGTTTGTTTACTTATAGCTGCAACAAAGATTTGATTTATTTTTTTCAATAATGATTCATTTTCATTTTCTTGTTCATTTAAATAAGTGACTACATTTTGTATATCGTCTGGTTTATAATTTGTTATTTGTTTTGATAGGTTTGCTAATTCAGATTGTATTGATAATCTTTGTTTAATAGGGGGATTATTATTTGAATTTGTTATTATATTTGCAATGTTTTCAATAATGTTCTTTATATTTTCCTTTACTAAGTTTTCTAAATTTGTTTGTTTCTTAACAAAATCCACTATATCATTTTTTTCGTTGACTTCAATGATTGTTTTGGAATTAGCTAATAATGTTTGTATTTTTGCGATACTTTGTATTATATCTTCTTTTTTATCGAATGTTATTTCTATTTTAGGGTCATTTAATATTTTATTGACGGTTTCGATACTTTTTTTTATATATTCTTTGTTATCGACTGTTATTTCTATTTGAGAATTATTCAATATATTATTGATGGTTTCGATACTTTGTATTATATCTTCTTTGTTATCGACTGTTATTTCTATTTTAGGATCATTTAATATTTTATTGATGGTTTCGATACTTTTTTTTATATCTGCTTTATTATCGAATGTTATTTCTATTTTAGGGTCATTTAATATTTTATTGATGGTTTCGATACTTTTTTTTATATATTCTTTGTTATCGACTGTTATTTCTATTTTAGGGTCATTTAATATTTTATTGACGGTTTCGATACTTTTTTTTATATCTGCTTTATTATCGACTGTTATTTCTATTTGAGATTTATTCAAGATATTATTGATGGTTTCGATACTTTTTTTTATATCTGCTTTATTATCGACTGTTATTTCTATTTGAGGATTATTCAATATATCATCTGAGATTTTTTCTTCTGTTATTTGAATATCATCTTTAAATTCGATACTAATTTGTTTTGCAGTAAAATACGATTTGAGTTTTTCAACAAACTTTTCTTGGTTTACACATTTTTGGTTTAAAATTGCACCTTTGAGATAATACAAAAAAATCAAACTAAGTTTTGTTATTTTGTCTTTATTTTTATCTATTTTGGTTTCAATTGGTAAAATGTGAATATATTCGTTTGCTTTTGTTATAAATATAATTCCAATATGGTATTTATATTGATTACCTTGATAATCTACAATTTCATAGTTACAAGATGTATTATCATTAAAAATGTCTTTGAAGTTAGGAATGTTTTGAATATTTTCAACATTCATTTTATCAATGTGTTCAATAGAAAATGATTTATCTATTTGAATTTTTTTGTTAATAATTTCCTCAACAGTAATCTTTAATTGATGAGTGAAAAAACCAATATTTTGTTCTATAATAGTTTTTCCATCCTTTTCTAGATGATCTAGTTTACACTTTGTACTTACAACTTGCATCACTTGTGTTTCTCTATCTATCAAACAAATTTTCAAGTTATCAATTACATGTTCTTGAATTGATTCAGGTATATCATTTTTATTAATTACTGTTATTTCTGTTGTAGGTACAACTGCCATTTATTATTTATAATACATATTAATTTTATAACATATGTTTCATTTATCATAATGAGAATTTGGAATTATATTTCAAAACATCCTATGTCGCCAAGTCGCCAAATCTGATATGTAAGAATTACATACCTAAACATCGTTATTTCGTTTTTAATAGCGTTACACTTGTGTATGTTTTGTATTCAGATAATATTTTACGATATGTAAATAAATATTAATATCTTCTCATATTAATAAATGTCAAAAAACAAATCACCAACAAAGACAACATTACTTACAAAACGAGAATTTGATCAATATATAAAACAAAATGAATTTAAATTGTACGCATTTATTGATTACAAAGATACACAAGATATTCTACAAGTTGGAAAAGTGAATAATCTTGAATTTGAAAAAATAAAAGGTGTTAGTTTTTACATTATGAACAATATTAATGAAATATGTCAAATAATTCAAGAAGTAAAATTAATGCAAGAAAGCGATGTAAAAACAAATATGGTAGAAATATATAAAGAAGACGACGATAGTATAAAGCAAGGTGATTTTAAGTTTGTTTTGGGTTTTCAAAAAGGGAAAAAACAATTAAAAATAATGAAAATAACAGGTGAATATACTTTGAAATCTGATATATATAAGACATATAAAAATAAACTTTTTCCATTCAAAATAGGTTCTACATATATATTTAATCAATAATATAAATGATGTATGTAAAATAATTCAAAGAAAAGAATTATATGATGTAGCAACAAAAGGGAAAGAAGGAGACAGAGAAGGAGAAGGGGGAGAAGGAGAAGAAGGAGAAGAAGTAAAAGAAGAAGCAAAAGAAGAAGCAAAAGAAGGAGAAGGAGAAGGAGAAGGAGAAGGAGAAGGACAAGGAGAAGAACAAGGAGGAGGGAAACGAAAAATAAACCCGAAAGTAATAAAATCTAAAATCCCAACCTCAAGTAAAATACCTTCTTCACAAAAGAAAGAAGGAACGAAATATCAAAGAACGGATGAGAAGATATCAGTGAAGACGGATGGTAAAACGCGAAGATTAACAGTATATAAGAAGGGAGAGAGGGGGATAAGATATTATAAAGATGGGACCGAATATAAATTATGCAGTGAGATCGAGAAGACGAAAAAGAAGAAATAATAATCGTCAAAACAGATGAATTTTTTCTGTGAAAAAGAGAGGATATATCATCAGATAAAAATAAAAAACCAAATGAAGTGTTATATTGAGCTGCGATAAATTGAAAAACATTATTTTTTAACCAAAATGAAACATTTAAGATTTATTTTGACCTTTTAAAAAAAAGTATTGTATACCATATTCTTGATAATGAAGTATACATAAAGTAGTTACAACTGACAAGAATTGTGTTAAAATGAACACAGAAAAATGATAGGGATATATCATCAAATTGTTAGTTATGATTAATTAAATTTACGGTGGTAGTGGTTTTAATTTTTCTGCAGGTCTGAGATTTGCTGGAACGGTAGCAGCATTAGCAGCAGGAGCAGCACCGTTCTTAATAAATTCACAAAGTTTATTCAGATCATCAAGTAAATAAACATCACCTCCAGGGCTTTGTTCTAAATATTTTGAAATAAAATCATTTTTTGCACCAGTGTTAAAACTAGGTGGTATTGGTACTACTTCGTATTTATCTTTATCACCGTCTTTGAACTTTTTTACAATAAATGTTTTTTCATTTACAGTTAGAGCTGTAATATTTTGTTTTGTTACCAATAGGCCTATATCTCCTCCACGCATCTTTTTGTGAGTTGAACCTACTAATTTTTTGTATTCAGATAATTTAACGAAAACATATTTATGTCCTTTATTATTTTTTTTGTATGTTTCAAATGTTTTTTTTTCACCGTGAACAATAATAGCTTCGTTTTTTTGTGATTTTTCAAATTTGTCTTTCATATTTATCTATTATATTGAAAAGAAAAGAAAATTGTAAAATAATTGTAAAATAATTGTAAAATAATTGTAAAATAATTGTAAAATTCTATAAACGATAGTAATGATGTCAAATAGACAGGTTTATAGGATTGTAGCAGACTGAGAGATAGATTTATTATTTTTAATAAAACTTAAAAGAGAGTACATATCAAAAGAAAAATGTAAAAAAAGGAAAAGTATAATAAAAAGGAGAAGAATGTGAAGGAATGTACTCTTTTTTTAAAAGAGTACACCGGATGTTGTAAACGGATGAGAATATAATATTAGTACTATAACAAAATTGTAAGAGACTACTGGAAGTATATTATTTTTATAATAGGTTTAATAATAAAACTATAAACATTGAAGAGTACATATCAAGTAAAAAATGTAAAAAATCAAAATTGAAATATAGTGAAGGAATGTACTCTTTTTTTTAAAAGAGGATAT